CCCGTCAGGGTTCCCCTTGGCCCACCTCCCCCTCCCTTGGCCGCCGGGCAGGGCGCCAAGGTCACGTTGTGTAGTTACCTTGCTTGGCTGGTCAAGCGCCGGATTCGAACACGCACTCGTTCGTGACGGCGACCAAGTCGTTAGCGTGGCGAACGGTCGTGCAAATGCCCGGCGTGTTCGAACAGATTCGAAAACCGGTCAGCCTGTCAGCATGCGGATCCTGGCCCGCCGCGGCTCGGGCAGCAGGAGGGCCTGGTGCACGGCGCCGGCGAACGCGTACCCGGCGTCGACGTGGCCTTTCGGCGTCTCGTTCTCGCTCTCCTGGCCGTTCTTGCCCGCGGCGGAGTCCTTCTGCGGCGGGGCCTTGCGGGCGAAGCGCCATCCGTCGCCGGACTTCAGGCGTGAGGCGCCGCCGAGGTGGGCGGCGAGGAGCGGGTCGTTGTTGTGCAGGATCATACGGCCCTTGACGAGGCTGGCCAGCCCCATGCACGCCTCGCAGACCTCGCCTCCGGTGATGTCGGCGTAGGCGGGACGGCCGGGGGCGGCGTCGGCGAGCTTGACGGGACGCGCGCCTTTGGGCGCGCGGAAGACGGGCGCGAGCGACGCGGCCGGGCCGGACGGGAACCAGGCAATGACCGAGGGCTTCATGCGGGCGAGCATGGCGGGCAGCTCGAGCCTCGCCGCCGCGGCGGACGGCCAGGAGGCGGCGATCTCGCCGCGGACCTTGCCTTCGGGGGTCTGGGCGGCCACGGCGAGGGTGGCGTGGCCGTCGTCGGGAGCGACGTCGAAGCACGCGGCGAGCCGGTTGCGCAGGCTGTCCATGGTGACGGCCGGGTCGGCGCAGGCTGCCCATGCGGTCATGTCGATCGCGGAGTCCAGGTGGCGGACCCTTTGGCACATGACTTCCGCGCGGTAGATGTCCGGCGGGTCCGCCATGGCGGTGCGGATGGCCGAGGCGCTAATGCGGTAGCCGAGGGACGGGTTTGCCTGAGCGATTTGTGGCCAATCGTCTATATCACAGTAACTATCGCCCTCTTCGTCGTATTCACCGGACCATTCCAGGAGGCAAATTGTCGGATCTCTACCAGAAAGGGCCGAATCACGAAGCTGATTAAGTACTACGGATTCATCGCTGCCGGCATTGGACATGGCCCATATCTGGCTGTTGGCCTTCGCCATGGTGGTCTTGGAGGTGGCGGCCCAGGATTTCCAGTCGTAGTGCTGCGCAAGTTCGTCGATGTTGACTTCGTCGTTGCTTCCACCGCGGCCGGCCTTGCGGTTGGGTGCCTTGATGGCGTACCGGGACTTGTTGGCGAGCCAGAATTTCTCGTCGCCGTTGACGTTGCGGACATTCCCCCACTCCTCCTCGAGCGAGGGGCTCTCGTGGATGGTGTCCTGGCACATCTGCCACTGGTCGCGGGCGAGCGAGAGGTCCTGGGCGATGCCCAGGACGTGGCACTTCGGCTGCATGAACATGCGCCAGAGCGTCACTGTCCGTTTTAGGGTACTTTTCCCGTTTTGCCTGGCCACTACGATGATCACGATGCGGAACCGGTAGTCGCCGCCGGGCAGCAACTCCAGCGCGTGGATCACCGCGAAGCGCTGCCAGGGCAGTAGCGGCTCGCCGATCATCTCGGCGAAGTCGGCCACGTCGTAGCCGTCGCTGGTCCTGCGGTTCAGGGGCCGCAGCGGCGGGGTGAAAAGGCGCGGCGTGGTCTTGCCGCGGATGTTACGGGGTGCGGCGCGAAGCGCGGGAGGCGCGGAGACGGTCGAGTTGGGTCGGGGCGGCATCGGGCTGGCTGCCTCCTCCCGCCTTGGTGCCCTTGTCGATCTGGGCGCGCGATGCCGGGGTGGCGCCGAGCTGGACGAGGCAGTCCAGGAGGAGCGGGCCTATCCAGCGCAGCCCCCACGCCTGGTCATGGGCGCGCTCGCTGGTGCCGTCCTCGCGGTCAGGCAGGCCGTCGATGACCTGGGCGTAGCGCTGGGCAAGTCTGCGGGCGGCCGAGTCTTCCGAGCCCAGGCCGAGGGCGGCGAGGGTCTCCTGGACGGCGGGCCAGAGCAGTTCGCTGGCGTCCCGCAGCGGTGCGGTCACCGTTACCCGGCCAGCAGTCGCGGCTGCCCGGCGTGGCCCTCTTCCTCGTCAAGCCCGCGCTCGATGAGGATGGCCGCGGCGGTGGCGGGCTTCCAGTGCTTGCGGGCGGCGAGACGGGCCAGGCGCTCGGCCATGGCGGGCGTGAGGTTCACGGTCAGTTTCTGGCTGCGGAGAGCGTCCACGGGCAGCGGTTCCCCTCTATGAACGGGTCAGACCCTTTCAGAACGGTTTAAGGTTCCCTTCCGGCACCGTTCCGTGCGTGTTAGGGATGACCGTAAACCCATTATGCTGCGTCGCAGGAGAGCCGCCACTTTCGCCTGTTAGTACTTGGCGGTTCTCTCAGGCGCGGTGGCGGCTCGGTTCTCTTGCGAGAGGCGCCGCTCTTGACCACGATGACCCTCCCGGGCCAGCCTCGGTCGCTGCTGGGCAAGGTCATCGACGCATGCGGCCGGCGGCCGAAGGTGCGCAGGCGCGTCGCCGCCATCGCGAACGCGGTCCGGGAGCACGTCACGACGGTCGCCGCGTTCGCCGCCTGTGACTACGGGGTGTTCCAGCTGAACCACGCGGCGGCGTGGATCGTCGCGGCCCCGCTGCTGATCGTCGCGGAGTGGAAGGTGCGGGACTAGCCGTGCCGTCGCTGCTGGGGAAGGCGCTCGCGGCCACGGCGCCGGCCCGTCCCCCGGTGCCCATGGGCGAGTCCGGGATCTGGCAGATCCCGCGCGGCTCCTCGTCAAGAGGCAGCGCCGACGAGGCGTACCTGCGGGCCTACGGGCGGAACGGGACCACGTTCTCCAACGGCGGCCTGCTGGCCAGCGCGACGGCCGGGCCGGAGTGGAAGCTGTTCCGCAAGCAGAAGCGCGACGGCCGGCAGCGGTACTCGACCTCCGACGTCGGCTCCGACCAGCGCACGGAAGTCCTCCAGCACCCGGCGCTGAGCCTGCTGTGCAGCCCCAACCGGTACTGGTCCCGGTTCCGGCTGTTCGAGATCAGCCAGCTGTACCAGGACCTGACCGGCAAGGCGCACTGGGTGCTGACCAAGGCCGCGGGGATGCCGACCGGGATCTGGCCGGTGCGCCCGGACCGGATGCAGCCGGTCCCCGACCGCGACAAGTACCTGCTGGGGTGGCTGTACACCTCACCCGGCGGCGGGGAGCAGGTCGGGCTGGACCCGGACGAGGTGATCTACAACCCGCTCCCGGATCCCCTCGACAGCTACGGCGGGACCGGGCCGATTCAGTCGGTACTGACCGAGATCGACGCCGTCGACTACGCCGCCCAGTACAACCGGAACTTCTTCTCCAACTCCGCGCGCCCGGACGGTGTCCTTTCGGTGGACCACCGGGTCAGCGACGAGGAATGGGACGAGCTGACCGACCGGTGGCGCGAGGCGCACCGGGGCGTGGCCCGGGCGCACCGGGTCGCGGTGCTCGAAGGCGTGACCTGGGTGCCGACGTCGACCGCGCCGAAGGACATGGATTTCCCGGTGCTCATGAGCACGGGCGGGGACCGGATCCGCGAGGCCCTCGGCATGCACAAGATCATGACCGGGCTCGTCGACGACGTGAACCGCGCGAATGCGCAGACCGGGGAAGAGATTTTCGCCGCGTGGAAAGTCGCGCCGCGGCTGCGCCGGTGGAAAGACGTGATCAATTTCCATTACCTGCCGCAGTTCGGCGAAGTGGGAAAGGACGTCGAATTCGACTTCCTCTACCCGATGCCTGTTAACCGCGAGCAGGACAACCTGGAACTGGCCGCGAAAGCGAATGCGGTGCTGGCGCTGGTGACGGCGGGTTACGACCAGGCCGACGTCCTGCAGGTGGTCGGCCTGCCGTCGATGAAGGCGGTCCTGACCCTGTCCAGCCAGCCCGCCCTGCCGCCCCGGTGGACCGCGCCGACGGCCGTCCCCGCCGCTCCTGGTGCCCCCGCTGCGGGCGAGCCCGCGCAGGCCGCCGTCGCCGAGGCGCTGGCCACGCTGCGCGCGTCGGCCGGGTGGGACTCCAAGGCGTGGGACCGGCTCGAGGAAATGCGGCAGACGGCCGCGTGGAACTCGCTGGCGGGTGCCCGGTGAAAAGCGAGCGGCAGCCCGAGGCCCCGCGCAAGCCGCGCAAGGGGCGAGATCCGGTACCGCAGGCGCGGGTCACCGTAGCGCGCGCGCGGGCGCTCGGCCGCGTCGTGGTCGTGAGCGGGAGGACCGTGCGATGACAAACCCGTGCCCGATGAGGTGCCAGATCCGGGCCGAGGCCGGCGTGACCCGCGTTGACGTTTACGACGACATCGGCGAGGGCTGGTTCAGCGAGGGCCTGACCGCCAAGGCGTTCGCCGCGCAGCTCGCCGGGGTCAAAGGCCCCGTAGATGTACATATCAACTCGGTTGGGGGGGACGTCGGCGAGGGAATTGCCATAGGCAACACCATCCGCGCCTACAAGGGTTTCAAGCGGACCGTCGTTGATGGCATGGCCGCCTCGATCGCGTCGGTGATCGCCCAGGCGGGCGATGAGCGCATCGTGGAACCGGGCTCAATGACCTTCGTTCACGACGCGTGGGGCGGCTGTATTGGCCCCGCAGCCGACCACCAGAAGACGGCCGCGGACCTGAACAAGCACAGCGACAACCTGGCCGAGATCTACGCCGCCCGTGCCGGGGGGACTCAGCAGCACTGGCGCGACGTCATGCTCGCTGAGACCTGGTTCAACGCTGACGAGGCGGTCGCTGCGGGCCTGGCCGACCGGAAGGGAACGGGGCAGGCGGCCCTCCCTGAGGGCATGGACCTGGCGGCGTTCACGACGCTGCCTGGCCGGATCGCCGCGGCCTTGCGCGCCCTGCCCGTCGCGGCGCTCCCGCAGCCGCAGGACGCCGCCCGCCACGACCCGATGACGGGCACCCACAGCCACCCGCACCCCGCGTACGGCTCGCAGGGCGGCGATGCGCTCCATAGCCACGAGCACTCCCACGACGGGGACGCCAGCCACTCCCACGACCACGGCGGCACCGAGGACCACGGGACGCGCCCGGCAGCCGGCCAGCAGTCGTGCGCGGACATGGGCCACCAGTGCTGCAAGGACGCCGGGACCATGGCCGGGGCGCTGACCGCAGGCCAGGCGCGGGCGATCTTCGGTGAGTTCCTTGACAGGCTGCCCGCCGCGGCCGCCGGGCCCGGCTCGCACGGCCACGCCGGGGACTGCTGGGACCCGGACGGCGACGGCGACTGTGACCTCACCGCCGAGGGCGACACCGACCACGACTACTGGTCGCAGGACGGCACGCAGCTCAAGTCCGTGCCCGGCAAGCCGATGGGCGACACGCTGCGCGAGGCGGTGCTGGCCGTCCTCGTCGCCGAGGGCCTGCTGCCCGGACCGGACGGTTACCTGCGCCCGGCCAATGCCGACGTGGACAACTCCGACTGGGACGCGAGCAAGGCGTGGCACAACGGCGCCGCCAGCGACGACCCGGCCGCGTTCTACGCCGGGATCTGCGCCGGGAAGAAGTCCGGCGACAAGGCCACCCAGGCGGCGTGGGCGCTGCCGTACAAGTACACGCCGTCGAGCCCGCCGAACGCGGCGGGGGTGAAGAACGCGCTGTCCCGGCTGCCGCAGACCGAGGGCCTGACCAACGCTGACGAGGCCAAGGCAAAGCTGCAGGGCCTGATGAAGAAGATCAACCCGGACTACGAGCCGGAAGACAGCGCGGGCGACGGCCCGCACGACACCGCCGAGGACGACTTCCCCGGGTTCGACCCGGAGAAGGTCAGGACAGCACTCCAGGCTCTGAAAGGGGCAATCGCATGAAGGGGCAGGTTGAGATCCCCCAGACCTCTGAGGGGCTGGAGGAACTGCTGCACGACGAGGGCCGGATGAAGGACGTCTGGAAGAACGGCCAGTTCGCCGAGCTGACGTCCAGTTACATCGCCAAGGCGATGGCCGACCAGCGCCAGGAGCTGGCCGTCCAGATGCGCGAGCAGATGGAACTCGGCAAGCAGCAGATCCTGCAGGAGTGGGAGGCGCAGGGCATCACCCCGCGCAACGGGTTCCGGCCCGGCGGGGCACCGGTTAGCAAGCGGGACGCGCGGCGTAACAAAGCTGTCGCCCGCTCCCGCCTGGCCAGCGCGGAAATGCAGGCCGAACTGCAGGGCGCGTTCAACCCGGACGCCATGGGCGCCGCCTTCGACGACAAGCCGTACGCCCAGAGCATGCGGGCCTTCATGCACACCATGTGGAAGAAGGGCGCGCTGGCGAAGGAGGCGGGCGACACCGAGGGTGTGGCGCTCGTCGAGGGCTACAAGCAGGAGTTGTTCAACGCCCTGCGGCGCCCGCAGAACGCCGCCATGTCGGAACGCCTCCCGGCGGAGGGCGGGTTCCTCGTGCCCGAGGTTCTCCGCAGCGAGATCCTCATGCTGGCACTGGAGCAGTCGGTGGTCCGGCCCCGCGCGCAGGTCATCCCGATGGACTCGCTGCGGGTGCCGCTGCCGATAGTGGACGACACCAGTCACACGTCGAACGTGTACGGCGGCGTGGCGGCGTACTGGACTGCTGAGGGCGCGGCGCTCGCGGCCACCGCGCCGAAGTGGGGCCGGATTGACCTGGAGGCCCGTAAACTTACCGCCTTCACGACAATTCCGAATGAACTCCTCCAGGACTCCGTTACGCCATTGGATGCCTGGTTCAACATCTTCTTCCCGAAAGCCATGGCCTATTTCGAGGACGTGGCCTTTATAAGCGGCAGCGGGGTTGGGGAACCCCAGGGCTATCTGAACGCCCCGGCCGCGGTGAAGCTGAACAGCGCGACGCAGAACGTGATCGCCTTCTCCGACATCGCGTCCATGTTCTGCCGCATGTGGCCGCCGTCGCTGCGCAATGCGGTGTGGCTGGCCTCGCCGGACGCCTTCGCGCAGATCCTGCAGTTGTCCCTGTCGTCGAACGTTGCCCCGCCGCTGATGCTGCAGTCCTACCAGGCGATCGGTGCCCCGGCCGGCGGCAACGGCGACGGCGTCAACTACATGCTGATGGGCCGGCCGCTGATCGTGAGCGAGAAGATCCCGTCGAGCCTGAGCGGCAACACGACCACCTCCGGTGCGCTGTCCTTCGTGGATTTCGACCAGTTCCTCATCGGCGACCGCCAGTCCATGCAGATCGCCACCAGCGAGGAATACCTGTTCGCGAACGACCTGGTCGCCTACCGGGTGATCCTCCGCGAAGACGGGCGAATCTGGCAGCAGTCGGCGCTGACTCCGCAGAACGGGAGCACCCAGACGCTCTCGCCCGTCGTCCTGCTCGACACCCCGCACGCCTGAGAAGAGGCGGCCCGCCGCCAGAAAGAGAGTTCGCAAATGGGCATGCTGCCTGTTGGGCTCGCTGTCGGCTACCCGGTGCCCATCGCGGCCGGGAAGCTCATCAGCCTCAAGGATGCCGCCGGCATCCTGTTCGTCGTCACCGGCAACGACACTTTCACCCTCAAGTCCGCGGCCACCTACAATGGCTCGCCGACCGCGCTACCCACGATCACCGAGTACTGGACCAGTACCGCCACGGACGGCTCGGTAGCCCTGACGGCCAACACGCAGGCCGCGGCGAGCACCGTGGTCATCGCGTCGGGCATGGCCCTGTTCTACGTCGATGCCGCGGACCTGCCAGCGCTGGCCGAGTACGTCGAGGTCACCGTGGCGGCGTCGGGCCTGGTGCAGGCGTACCCGGTTGGCCTCCTGGTGGGCCGCGACCCGGCGAACCTGCGCGTCGTCTCCGGTTCGAGTTCGTAAGGCCCTGGGCTGATGAGCAGCGACCTGAAGATCAGCAAGGCCGCCGGGGCGACCGGTGGCGCGGGCGAGACCACCGAGCAGTCCACGACGTTCCTGCGCAAGGACGGCGTGTACATCAACCCGTTCTCGGTCCCTGCGCCGCTGCTGGCCGGCACGAGCACGGCCGCGTCGGCACCGGTCCTGACGCCGACGTTCGCCAGCGGCACCGCTTCGCAGCTGAGCGACACCACGCGCGACTACATGGTGTACCTCAACGTCACCACGTCGGGCACGGCGACGAGCGTCACGATCGGGCCCACCTCGGCTGGCAACACGGTGAGCATCATGGCCAGCGCTGCGGCGACCGCAGGCCAGGTCATCGCCTTCCGGCTGCCCGCCGGCTGGTACGTCAAGTGGACCGGCACGACAACCGTTCTCGCGCAGGCCGCGATCGGCTGCTGAGGCATGGCGGGGCGGTGGAGGTGCGCGCAGTGCAGGTGCCTGTACGCCCCGGGGGCGCCCTGCTGCCCTGACTGCCGGTCCGCGGAGCACGAGGAGGAGGACGAGATGCCGAAGATCGACAGGTTCGGCGTGGCCACCATCGGCTCCGTCACGACCGGGCACGCCTCGGCGATCCTGCCGGACGGCGGGGCCGTGCCGCCCGCCATTCCCCCGGCTGAGGTGAAGCCAGCGGCCGGGACGGAGGCGCAGGCCGGGGAGAAGGAGGCCGCGGCCCCGGAGGTCGTGACCGTGGCCGAGCAGAAGGCGGCCGGGGTGCCACCGGAGGAGACGGTCACGGTCGCCGCCCAGAAGGCGGGCACCCCGCCTCCGCTGCCGCCCCCGGCGGACCCGGCCGCGCCGCCGGCGAAGGCCGCCGCCACTCCTGCGCCCGCGACTCCGCCGAAGAAGGCGGCAGATGGCTAGCCCGCAGCCCGCGACGGGTGCCTGGTATGCCCTGGGCGCGATCTTCCGGGACCAGGAATACGAGTTCGAGCGGTGGCGGCAGGAGGTGCAGTCCGAGGGCGGCCTGGCCTGCCCGCGTGACGGCGAGCCGTTGTCGACCGGGCCCAGCACGGGCGCCGGGGCGTCGGTGGTCCGGTACTGCCGGTTCTGCGGATGGCAGGCGCCACGTGATGTCATCTCGCCGCGGCACGGGGTCAAGATGGGGCGCGACGGGTGAGCGAAGCAATGTTGCGGCCGCCGGGCGCGGTCCTGGACCAGTACGACTGGGCGCAGTCGTGGTCCCGGTTCCTGGCCGCCCTGCGGGATCCTCACGACGCACTCGGCGTCAGGCCGGTGATCCGCGACGCCGCGCAGGGCATGTCGGAACGCATCCCGGCCGAGGGCGGCTTCCTGGTGCCGTGGGTGCTGACCGAGCAGGTGCTGCACTACACCGCCGGGGCGATCGTCCGGCCGCGCGCGACCCCGGTCCCGATGACCACCCTGCAGCAGGCGATCCCTTCCCTGTCGGCCTACGACCAGAGCGACGGCGGCCAGGCCCTGGGCGGCATGAAGTTCTCCGTGGTGGAGGAAGCCGCCGCGATCCCGGCGACCGCGCCGTCCTTCGACCGCCTCCAGCTTGAGGCCCGCAAGTACGGCGGCTACCTGCAGAACGTCCCGGCCGAGCTTCTCGGCGACGCGAACGGCGCCATGGGTGACCTGCTCGGCCGCATCATCGGCGAGGGTTACGCCTGGTGGGAAGACGAACTCTGGATAAATGGGACAGGTGTTGGCCAGCCGCAGGGCCTGGTGAACGCGCCCGGCGCGAAGGTGGTGGACCGGGCGGTGGTCAGCGTGGTCGGCCTGGCGGACGTGGCGGCCATGATGGAGGCCCTGCACCCCGCCGCTGAGCGCGGCAGTGCGTGCTGGCTGCTCAACTCCCAGGTCTTCGACTACTTCCTGACGCTGTCCCTCGGCGTCGGCGCCTCCCCAAGCGCCACTTACGTGCCGGCGTCGGAGTGGCTGCGCTACGACGAGACGAACCGGTGCTGGCGGCTCATCGGGCTGCCCTGCTTCCCGCACGACCACAACCCAGGACTCGGCGACACGGGGGATGTCATCCTCGCCGACCTGGGCCAGTACCTGATCGGCGACCTCCTGGCCCTGACTGTCGAGCTGAGCGAGAAGGGGTCCGGGTTCGGCAAGGACACGGTCAACATCCGCGTCCGCTCCCGCATCGACGGCCGGTTCTGGCCGCAGTCCACGTTCACAACGGCCGCTGGTGCCGTGGTGAGCCCGCTCGTGATCCTCTCGGCGACCGTGGCGACCTGACCGGCTCGCATAACTGAATAGCTCCAGTTTTCCCGCCGGGCCGCACGGCCCGGCTAAGAGCAGAAAGCGACTCTGAGGGAAGCGTTGAAGAAGAAGGCGGCCGCCGTGCCCGGCGGCGTGATGAAGCCTGCGCGCCCGGCTAAGCCGGCGGCGCCCAAGCGGGTAACCGTGCCCGCGCACAAGGCCGCCTCGTCCAAGCACAAACCCGCCGCGTCGCCGAAGCACAAGGCGGCAGGGACGGCCAAGCACAACGCGAAGACCGGGCTCGCCCTGCACCCGGACGATGTCCAGTGCTGCGCCGCCCAGGCGCTCGCCGCCTCGCTGCGGCTGGTACTGGGCACCGCCGTGCACCAAGAGGACATGCTGGCGCTGTACTGGCGGACCGCGAGCCACCCGGACGAGGGTGCATCGATCCTGGACACGCTCAAGGCCGCGCGGGAGTACGGGCTCGCGGGCCCGAGGCCCCGTTCTTTGACCTCGCTGACCTGCGGAAACGTGATGCGCGATCCGCGTAATTGCAGGTCAGCGGCCGGGCCCGGCCTGCCGCGTGTCAAGCATGGCCTTATCCTCCGCCTCGAACTTCCCGCAGGTCCGCACGCCGTCCTCGCTGACGGCAAGCGCTGGTGGTCGTGGGGCGAGCCGTACGACCCGGCTGACTTCGGGAACCCGGTCATCAGCGAGGCATGGGCGGTGGCCTGGTCATGACCATGCCGACCGTGGCGCCAGCGTTCCCGGAGCCCTACCTCCAGCCTGACCGCACCCGGGACTGCGGCTTCTACGGTGCCGCCTACCTCGCTCGCTGCCTCGGATTCCCGGATGTGACTGCTGAGCAGGTCAAGGCATGGCGATCCGAGACCTGCCGCCACGAGGATCACTACGCCAGGGTCGCGCTCGGCGCGCAGATGCGCACCTTCTGGGATGAGTGCACGGACGATACGGCGTCCGTGGCCGAGAACCTGCGGCGTGGCAGGTTCTGGATGGGGCCGGGCACCGGAGAGTGGGTCCGTTCCTGGCTGGCGGACGGCTGGATCGCCCACGCCGAGGTCATGCGCATCTCCGCATTCGGCCACGCCGTGGTGCTCCTGGACGCTAGCGATGAGGGCGTCCTGCTGATGGATCCGCTCTACGGTCACGTGATCGAGCCGTGGGGCTGGTTTCTCGGCAGTGGTCCCGGCACGCCCGGTGCTCATCACATCGCGGGCTGGTACCGGCTCGGCGGGGGTGCCCGGTGACCGTTTACGAGCCGTGTAGCTGCACGCGCGAGGACGTCATGCGCGCGGTGGACTTCCGCGACGGCATCACCACCGAGATCCAGGGCAAGATCGACCGGGGCATCCAGTCCGTCTCCCGCGACATCGAAGGCCACCTGCACCGGCTGTTCTACCCCTACGACCGCACTATCTGGAAAGACTTCCCGAACCACCAGTACACCTCGCCGTGGAAGCTGTACCTGGACAACACGGGCGAGGAGATGGTGGTCCTGACCTCGCTGGCCTCCGGCGGGGTGCCGATCGGCCTGGACCAGTGCTTCCTGCGCCCGCAGAACCCGCGCCCCGGCTTCCCGTACACGCGGATCGAGCTGGACCGCTCGTCCGGCGCCACGTTCGGCGGGGCGTCGGCGACGCCGCAGAACGCGATCAAGGCCACGGGCACGTGCGGGTTCGGCGCTGACGCTGACTCGGCCGGCCAGCTCGGGACCTCCGCCGGGGACTCGGACCCCACCATCCTGATCACCGACGCGAGCCAGATGGGTGTCGGGGACCTGCTGATCCTCGGCTACGGCCGGGGCGAGCCCCCGTTCCCCGATGACGTCCTCGGCCACGCGGGGACGATCGCGCCGTACATCGGCGAGCGCGTGCTGGTGTCCGACCGGTCGGCTGCGGACACGGGCCTGGCCCAGTCCGGTGAGGGGTGCACGACGGCCAGCACTGCCGACGTCCAGCTGCAGTGGACGGGGAGCGGGACCGGGCCGCAGCGGGGCGAGGTGCTGCTGCTGGACTCCGAGCAGATGCTCGTCCTTTCCGTCGTCGCCGGGGTGGCGCTGGTGGAGCGGGCGTGGAACGGCACCATCCTGCAGGCCCACTCGGGGGCGGAGATCTGGGCGTACCGGTCGCTGTCGGTGCAGCGGGGCTTCCTCGGCACCACGGCCGCGCCCTGGACGCAGGGGACGGCGGTGTACCGGCACCGGGTGCCGCAGCTGGTGCGGGACCTGGCCATCGCCGAGGGCGTGAACCGGTTCCTGCAGGAAGCCTCGGGCTATTCGCGGACAGTGGGCGGCCCGGACATGGTGATGCCCGCCTCCGGGGCCGCGCTGGCCGACCTGTGGGACGAGTGCCGCACCACCTACGGCAGGCAAGCGAGGAGCAGGACGGTATGAGAAGCCACCCAGCACTGACCTGCCGCAAGTTCGCGGCAGCCCTCGAAGCGGCCGGGGTCATCTCCGACCTGGACACCATCGAGCGCATCATCATCGACGTCGACCCGGCCAAGATGGTCACGATTCACGTCCAGCGGGTCGGCGATGAGCGGCTGCTCGAGATCGCTGCCGTGCTCGCCGGCGCGCAGATCACCGAGCGGCCGAGAGCGGTCCGCTACTGGGCCCGGATCCACGACGACCTGATAGCGGACGGGAAGGCTGCATGGCCGGCCGGGGTGCGCCCGGTGCGGCCCGACGACTCGGGCCCGCCCGGCGCCGGCGTCCGCTGGTGGCTGATGGAGGACGATGACGCCCCGGCGGACCTGGACGGCAAGCGGGTCGAGCTAGTTGTTGGCCGCGGGCAGAACGCCGAGGATGCCCCGTACGTGACGCACATCGAGCGGCGGGTGGTGTGACGTGGACATCGCCGTGACCTTCACCAACTGCCCTGAAGGCGTGGCCGAGGGTGTAGTGCTCCGCTTCCGGGACGTCGATCCGGACTGGCAGCTCAGCAGTCCGTGTGACATGGAGCAGATTTCGTGCGCCGAGGCGGGCTGTGCTGGCTGCCGCGCGACCCACCGCCGGTTTACCGGAAAGGCCCACCTGACGTTGGCGGCCCACGGCAGCAAGGACAGTCTTCGCTGGGAGACGCCCGACGCGGCGGGGGTGGTGTCCTGATGGCCCGCTACCAGATCCTGATCGCTGACCCGATCCTGGCCCAGGGCCCGGTCTGGCCCGAGGGCATGCGCCTCGTGGGGCAGCTGGAACGCGGCGACGCGGGGACGCACTGGTGGCTGATGGACGACCCGGCCGCGCCGGAAGAGACCGAGGGCCGGCAGGTTGAGCTCCGGCTGCGCCGGGGCGACGACGGGGCACCCGAGGTCGCCGGGCGGCGCGTCATCGTGACCCACCTGGTGCCGCAGGACGACGGCGGGCTGATGCCGTGCTGCGGGCTGTCGCCGTTCGACGCACCCCGGTTCGACAAGATCACCGAGGACAAGGACGAGGTCACCTGCGGGGGCGAGGTCCCGTGAGGCTGATCTGGGTGCGCTGCCGCTCCTGCCGCAGGCGGATGCGCGTGGTGAAGAGCTCGGCGATCGCCAGCCGCAGGTACCGGCACTGCAACCGGTGCGTCACGGCGGGAGCGGTGCGATGACCGGGATCCCGCTCGTCATCGCCGAGGTTCAGGATGGCCGCTGGCACCGGCACCTGCGCCGCTACCGGGCCGGCGCTGAGCGCGACTGCCCTGCGCATGGCTACCACGACGCGATCGTCAGGATCGGGGAGGTCACCGAGCGGGCCGACGCCACTGGCGACAACTGGCCGCACGACGACGCGCGCTGGCCGGAGGCCTGCGACTGCGGTTACGTGTTCACGGCCGCAGATCACTGGCAGCGCAACGACTGCCGCGTCGTCCGCCTGCCGGACGGAACCGAGTTCACCTGGTGGGGCTCGTTCGGCAGCGTCGCGCCGCCGGGCACCATGGTCCGCGCCACCTGGTACGACAACTTCTCGCACCACCCGGACGGGATCGAGTCGTGGCTGGTCTCGCTGCCGGACGGCGGGGAGTGGATCACCAGCCAGCGGGCTACGGATGGTGGCTACTGGACGGTGACGGGCACGCCGCCTGCGATCACCGCCAGCCCGTCGGTCTGGCATAACTCGCCGAAGGGCTGGCACGGCTTCGTGCGCAACGGGGAGCTGGTGCCGGCATGACCGCGCTCAGGGTGAGGCTGGCCCCGTACCGGCGGGAGTCCGTCTTTGGTGGCGCCGATGGCCTCGGGCTGTACTTCGGCCTCGTCGCCGGCCTGATCGCCAGCCGGCAGCAGCCCGGCGCGGTGTGGGCCGCAGCGGTCAGCGGCGGCCTGGCCGAGTTCATCAGCATGGCGAACGCCCAGCGGGTGTCCGACCGCAAGTCCGGCCCGCTCGCCGCCCTGGTCATCGGCGCCGCGTCGTTCGCGGGCTGCGTGCTGCCCGCGGTCCCCTATGCGGCGTGGCGCGGCCCCGGGGCGCTGGCCGTATCCCTCGGCGTGGCCGCGGCGGTGGCCGGGGTCATCTCGTGGCTGCGGCCCGAGCGGGGCGTGCTGGCCGCCGTCGAGACTTACGCCCTGCTGATCGTGACGGGCATTGCCTGCGGGGTGGTGGGGCTGTGGCTGTGAACCGCTCGGTCCGCTCCCTGGCCGTCCTCGCTGGAGCTGTCGCCGTGTTCCTGCTGGCCTGGTACTGGCCGCAGGTCCGCGACGAGTTCTTCGTCCTGCTCGGCAGCCGGAACGAATCAGGCGGCTGGTACGGGGTCTGGAGCGGGTTCGGCGGGGCGCTGCCCGATGTGATGATCGGGACCGCGCTGGCGGCCTGGTACTGGCACAGGAACTGTCATGTCCGCAGGTGCTGGCGGCTGGGCCGGCATCCGGTTGACGGGACGCCGTACATCACCTGCAGGCGTCACCACCCGCGGATCCCGTCCGAGGTCACCGCTGAGCACGTGGCCGAAGCGCAAAGGGGGCAGACGTGAAGCGCGCTGTCGTTCTCCTCGCCGCCGCTGCCGTGGTTGTGACCGCGGGCGGATGGGTGCTGGCGGTCACCTGGCACCTGTCCTTCGGCGCCGGCTTGTACTGCTCACTCGGGACCGCGTCCACGGCCGGCTGCAACCCCGGCCTCAGCACAGCGGGCAAGGCCGCCGCGGCCGGGGTCATGCTGCTGGCGATCCCGCTCCTGGCCGCGTGCTTCTCCCTGCTGACCGGCCACCATGCGGGACGGCGGGCGGCCGAGCGGGCGCGCGAGCACGTGACAGCGGCGGAGAAGCGCATCGCCGAAGAGGCGGACCGGCGGCACGTGATCATGCAGCGGCACGTGGAACGGCTGCTCGCGGGTCACTGCGCTGACATCAAGGAGCACGTCTCGCTGGTGGCCGAAGGGCCGGCAAGGGGCGGAGCCGGTAGCAACCCGGCCGGAGCGGGTTTGAACGCAGAGAGCGCCGGGAGTGCAGCCCCGGCCGGGCCCTTGGTCCCGCCGCCCGCCACCAGCGACGCGCTGCCGCTCATCAAGACCGGGCCGAAGACCGCCGGCCGCCGCCGGCCGAAGGGGGCAACCTGATGGGCGGCACCCTGAAGATCGACGTGCAGGCGGACGTGACCGGCCCGCTGGCCAGCGGTGAGGCAGACCGCGCACTGGAGGAATGGGCGCGCAACACCGCGAAAGCCCTCGGCGACGAGGGCGCGGACATGCTCCGCGCGTTCCCGATGAACAAGACCGGCCGCGCCCGGGGCGGGTTCCAGTCGAACATCCACGTCCTGCAGCAGGGCGCCACGGCGCGGATCCCGGCCCCGATGATCCGGGGCGTCACCTGGGGGCCGTGGTTGGAGGGGTCGTCAAAGCGCAACGAGTCGACGCGGTTTCGCGGCTATCACCTGTTCCGCAAGACCCGCCAGGAGTTGCAAAAGCGGGCACCCGAGGTCGGCCAGCGCGAACTGGACAAGATCATGCCGCTGCTCGGGGGTGACTGACCATGGCGTCGGTCGAGGTGACCACGCTTCTGGCCGCGATCCGGCAGTGCGTCACGGTGGTGGAGCCGGGCGAGGTGCTGGCCGTGCGCGTCAGCGAGAACGCTGCCGATGACTACCTGGACGAGCTGAACGAGCGCGCCCGGGATCTGCGCGAGGTCATCGGCGTGCGGGTCGTGTTCATCCAGGGCGAGGAGTTCGCGCGGCTGCGGGCAGGCACCGAGCCTGACGGGAGCGGGCCGTGAGCGTCCACGCCAGCGTCCTTTTCGCCGCCGTGGTCTCGGCCGCCAAGCAGCAGAACCTGTTCCGGGACGTGATCAGCCACGAGCCGAAGAACGCGCCTGGGACCGGCCTGCACTGCGCGGTCTGGTGGGACGGCACCGTCGCCTCGGGCCGGTCGTCGGGACTGGCGTCGGTTACCGCCGTGGTCACATTTCAGGGCCGCATCTACAGCAACATGCTCGCCGAGCCGCAGGACGAGATCGACCCCGACCTGATGGACGCTGCGCACCAGCTGATGGGCGCCTACGCGATGTCGTTCACGTTCGGCGGCCAGGTGCGGATGGCCGACCTGACTGGCAGCGAGGGCGCGCCCATGTCCTGCCGCCCGGGCTACATCACGATCGGGCAGGCCATGTTCCGCGCGGCCGAATTGACGCTCCCGCTGGTGGTCAACGACATGTGGGAAGAGGTGCCGTAGGCATGGCCAAGCAGAGCGGGCTCTCCGCGCGCTTCCTTGTAGGCGGCTACGACCTGTCTGGGGACATCCAGGCCCTGGACAAGATTTCCGGCGGCCCGGCGCTGTGGGACACCACCGACATCACCCAGTCCGCGCACTCCCGGACCGGCACGCTGCGGGACGGGTCGATGAGCTTCAGCGAGTTCTTCGACGCGGCGAATGCTCACCCGGTCCTGTCCGCGCTGCCCGTCACCGACGAACTGATGACATTCCTGGTGCCGCCGCAGGCCATCGGCTCACCAGCGGCCTGCCTGAACGCCAAGCAGATCGGCTACGACCCGGACCGCGGCGCGGATGCCAGCCTGATCCTGAAGACCGAGGGCCAGGGCAACGGCTACGGCCTGGAATGGGGCCTGACACTCACCGCGGGCCTGCGCACCGACACGGCGGCCACGAACGGCACGGCCCTGGACTGCGGAAACGGGTTCAGCACGCCTTCGGTCCCCGCGTCGGGTACGCCGGTCACCAATACCTCGCCCCTGCCCGCCACGGTGGTGATCAGCGGCGGCACCGTGTCCAACGTCGTCGTCAACGGCGTCAGCGTGGGCACCGGCGACGGCACCTACACCGTCCCGCCGGGCCAGGCGATCACGCTGACCTACTCGGCCGCGCCCACATGGACGTGGGCGCTGCAGACCACGTTCGGCGCGCAGGCCTACCTGCAGGTGACCGCCTTCACCGGGACCAGCGTCACCGTGGCCATCCAGGACTCGGCGGACAACTCCTCGTTCGCCGCGGTGACCGGGCTCACGTTCACCGCGGTCACCGCCGCGCCGGCGACGCAACGGCTGGCCACGGCGAACACCGCGACGCTGCGGCGCTACGTGCGCGCGGTCACGACCGGCACCTTTGACCCGGCCACGTTCGCGGTGGCCTTGATGAGGAACCCGGTCGCGGGAGTTGCTTTCTGATGGCCACCCGGGACTACCTCCTCCGCCTGCCGCGGGACACCACCGTCGTGGCTGCCTGCGAGGAAACGCGCTGCGAGAACTGGCTGTACGGGTGGGACACGGTCCTCGACGAGCGCACCCCGGCCGGCCGGGAACTGGCCGCATGGATCCGCTCCGGCCAGTCGGGCCGCGACTTCCGCGAGCTCGGCGCCGGCGACGGCGGCACCGTCGTGTTCCGCTTCGGCCCGCATCAGCGGTGCTTCGCCGAGCACCGCACCCGCCCGGCCCGCTGGCTGGTCCGCTCCGGGCAGCGCGTCACCGCGCACCAGGACATGCAGGCGTGGATCGGCGACCTCGACGACCACGTCAGCGACCTGCACCACAAGATCACAGGAGGTTGAGCAGTTGGCTAAAACGTCGGGCCTGGGCGCCGCGATCGTGATCGACGATGCTTCCGGCACTCCGCAGACCATCTCCAACGACATCACCGAGTTCTCATTCAGCACCCCGCGCGGCGTGCAGGACATCACGGGCGTGGACAAGTCCGCCCACGAGCGGCTGCTGCTGCTGGCCGATGCCAGCACGAGCCTGAAGGGCGTTTTCAACGCGGCGGCCAACATGTCGCACGCCGTGTTCTCGTCGATCCCTTCCACGTCGGTGGACCGCACCACGAAGATCACGCCCACCGCGAACAGCGTGCCGTACCTGTCGACCGAGCAGCTGTTCTCCGACTACGCGCTCAGCCGGTCGGCTACCGGTGAGCTCACGTTCGATGTGACTGGCGCCCTTGCTGACGGGACTGTCCCATCTTGGACCAATTCATGACGAATGTCGGATTTGAGGCGCCCGGTGGCGGGTTCGAGGCCCCGGAAACACTGATCGGCCTGGACTTCTCCGAGACCCCGTACGCAGGCCTGGAGGTCACCGTCGCGGCCGGGAGCATGGGCGAGTTCCTGGACCTCGAGGATCTCGCGGCGGCCGGGGAGAACCGGCAGATGTTCCGCCGGTTCGCAGCGCTGCTGCGGTCCTGGAACCTGACCCGGGGCGGCGTGCCGGTCCCGGCCACCTACGAGGGGATGCTCACGCTGGAGCCGGCCTTCACGGAAATGATCATCACGGTCTGGCAGCGCAACGTCACCTCGGCGCCGCCCCCTTTGCAAAACGGCTCGCCCTCTGGCGCGAGTTCGCCGGAGGCACAACTAGCTCAGGCGAGCCGGTCACTAAACCCGCAGAACTGACCAGGGCGGAGATCGTCATGGGCCTGTGCCGGGTGTTCGGCCCCGGGGTGCTGCCCGGCCAGGTCCTGGCTGAGCCCGCCACAGTGCTGCGCCTCGTGCAGGTCTACCAGGCCGGCCACCGCGAAGACGACGAGGAGGGAGGTGAGGCCTGAGTGGCGCAGAACTTCGTCCAGATCAAGATCAAGGCGTCGGACACGGCGAAACCAGACCTCACCGACCTGCGTGCCCAGCTCGCTGACATCGGCCGCCAGGTCGAGACGGCGAAGGTCGACGTCAACGACACGGACGGCAAGGCGCGGCTGCTGGACATGAACGCGAAACTGGCCGCGCTGAACGCAAAGGTCGCCAACCCGAAGATCAGCCTGGCGGGGGCGACCCGGGCGCAGGCTCAGATCGCGCTGCTCGACGCCCAGCTGCGCAAGTCGTCGGACGACAGCACCACGGCGAAGACCCGGTTCGGGGCGCTCGGCGGCGTGATCAACGCGCTGACCCTCGGGCTGAGCGGTGGCGTCGGCGAGATGAGCATGTTCCAGAAGGTCATGCTCGGCCTGAACATCGCCACGGGCCTCGGGGAGCCGCTGGTGGCCGGGCTGGCCGTGGCCGTCGGCGGCCTGGCCGCGGGCCTGGTGTCGGCCGGGTCGGCGGCCGGGGCGTTCGGGCTGCTGGCGAAGGCCAACCTGACCGCCGCGTCGACCGCGGCCACGGCCGCGAATGCGGCGCAGACCCGGTACACCTCGGCGGTCACCGCCGCGAACGCGGCCTACTCCCGTGCCATGGCGTCGGCGACGACGGCGACCGCGCGCAAGAACGCGGAGACCGCCCGCGCGTCGGCGCTGCAGTCCGCGTACAAGGCCCAGGTGCAGGCCACCACCGCCGCGTACGCGAACCTCACCCCGGCGCAGGTGGCCCTGTCGAAGCAGGTCGGCGCCATCCAGGGCCAGTGGCAGAAGTTCACCGCCAGCTTCGCCGGGCCGACGTCGGTGATCGTCGCCCAGCTGCGCCCGCTGGTCACCAGCGTGCTGCCCGACATCCGCAAGCTGGCCCTGGCCGGGGAGACCGGCCTGTCGTCGATGCTGAGCGTGCTGGGGTCCAAGGGGAGCGGCGGGCTGGACAAGTTCGTGTCGATGATGGCGGACGAGGCCCCGGCGGCGATCATGCGGCTCGGTGTCGCCATCGGGCACATCGTCACCGGGATCGGCGGGATCCTGCGCGCGTTCATGCCGGTCAGCACCGGGCTGCTGTCCGGGCTGGACAACATCACGGCCAGGTTCGCCAAGTGGGGGCAGACCCTATCGGGGCACTCCGGGTTCCAGTCGCTGATGACCATGTTCCGGCAGGAGACGCCGCTGGCGGTGTCGGCGCTGAAGCAGCTCGCCGCGCTGATCAAGACCGTGGTCGCCAGCATGGCCGGGATGTCGACCTTCTCGAACTCGGCGTCGCTGCTGAAAATGCTGGACCTGCTGCTACCCGCGCTGAACAAGCTGGCCAAGGTACCGGGCCTGGTGCAGCTGATCCTCTACCTGAAGCTGGCGTCGGATGCCGGGAGCAAGCTGAAGACCGTCTTCTCCGGGATCGGCTCAGCGGTGGGCGTGTTCAAATCCGGGGCGTCGGCGTTCCAGGACCTGTCGGCCGGGTTCACCAACTCCGCAGCCGCGGCGTCCTCGGCGACCGGGGTATGGGGGACGCTCGGGGGGAAGCTGTCGTCGGTAGGGTCGGCACTGTCGTCGGCCGCGTCGTCGGTGGCGTCGTTCGCCGCGCAGGTCGTGCAGCAGCTCGGCCGGGCCGCGGTGGCGACCGGGGCGTGGATCGCCGAGCACGCTGTCGCCGCGGCGTCGTTCATCGCCGAGAACGTGGCCATGGCCGCCAGCGCCACGGCGGCGTTCATCGCCGAGAACCTGGCCACCCTCGGCATCATCGCCGGGATCGCGCTGCTGGTCACCGCGGTCATCTACCTGGCCACCCACTGGCGGCAGGTGTGGGGCGTCGTCAAGAAGCTCGCGGTGGACGCCTTCCACATCCTCGTGGCCGCACTGAAGGCGTTCATCGCCCCGTGGGTCGCCGGGTTCCACCTGGCGCAGGATGTGGTCCGGGTCGTGATGAGCTTCATCCGCGACTGGATAAACGTCCAGGTAGACGAGGTGAAGGTGATCTTGTCGTGGTTCGGGCGGCTCGGCGGCCTGTTCCGCGGCTGGTGGGACGACGCGGTGCACGCGGTGACCGGCGCGGTCGCCCGGATGATCCAGTTCGTGTCCACCATCCCGGGCAAGATCATGAGCACCCTGTCGTCCCTGCCGGGCAAGCTGTTCAGCCTCGGCTCGCACATCATCTCCATGCTCGCGTCCGGGATCCGCTCGGCCATCGGCGACGTGACCCACGCCATCGGCTCGGTGGTCGGCGAGATCACCTCGCATCTGCCGTTCTCCCCGGCGAAGAAAGGCCCGCTGTCCGGCTCGGGGTCGCCGGACAAGGCAGGCAGCCGGATCGCGCGAATGCTCGCGCAGGGGATGGCGTCGGGCACGTCGGCAGTGACCGAGGCCGCGGCGCGGATGGCCGGGGCCGCGGGCATCGGCGGCCGGCCCGTGATCGCGGGCGCGGGCACCGCCGGCATGCTGCGGCTGCAGGTCGGCCTCGAGGTGACCGGTGCCGACAGCCTGCTGCTGAAGTGGATCCGGAGCCAGGTGCGCGTGCACGGCGGCGGCGGCCCGGACTCGGTGCAGAAAGCATTCGGGAGGACATCTTGAGCGGGAGGCGCTGAGGTGCCAGCGAAAATCGGTGCCGCCGGGGCGACCGGCGGCGGCGGGCTGCCCGTCCCGGCTGACGCGTTCATCCGCGAGGACGGGGTGATCACGGCACCCCCGGACAGCGGCGGCGCGGTCACCTCGGTCAACGGGCTGGCCGGGGTCGTGGTGCTGACCGGCGCCAGCCTGGCCGCGGTGGTCACGCTGACCGACGAGGCGACGATCGCAGTCGACGCCTCCGCCGGGGCGTTCTTCCGGGTCACGCTCGGCGGGGACCGCACCCTGGGCACCCCGTCGGACCCGGCGGACGGCCAGCAGATCGTCTTCGAGTTCATCCAGGGCACCGGCGGCGGGTTCACCCTGGGGTTCAGCGCGGCGTACGCGTTCCCGGCGTCGATCCCTCAGCCGTCCCTGTCGACCACGGCGGGCCAGCGGGATTTCCTGCAGTTCAGTTACGACGCCGGTGACAGCTTGTGGTGGTGCACCGGGTTCGTGCCGGGTCAGAACGCGGGCGTTGCCGCAATCTCGCAGGGCGGCACCGGGCAGGTCACCCAGCAGGCCGCGCTCAACGCGCTCGCCGGGGCGCAGACTGCGGGCCGGTACCTGCGCGGCGATGGCTCCAACGTGGGAATGTCCGCGATCCTGGCGGCGGACCTGCCCTACGACGCCACGGCCTCCGACATCGCCTTCCTGGGAACGCAGGCCGCTGGCGCCGTCGGAAAGCCGCCTGACTCCGGCCACGTCCACCCCGCCTACGAGACCATCCCCTCTGATCACGGACTGCTGGCCTGGGTCTACAACATCGACAGCGCCGTCTCCAGTGACGTGATGATCGCCGGGACCATTTACCTGGCCAAGCTTCCCGTCCGGTACGACTTCACCGCCACTAACGTCTGGTTCGACATCTCCTCGGCCGGGTCGGGCGCGTCGTCCGGCAGCTTCGTCGGCCTGTACTCCAGCTCGGGCACGCTGCTGACCGGGTCGTCTGACCTGGGCGCACTCAGCACCGGGTTCAAAGAGGTGGCACTCACTACCCCGCAGGCGCTGACTGCCGGGACCTTCGTGTGGGTCGCGATGCTGGTCAACTACGCCTCGACGCAGCCGACACTGCGGGCCATGCTCTCGGCGCCGGGGCCGACGAACAACATCGTGAACCTGAATCTCACCGCCGCCAGCTTCCGCTCCGCGGTTCCCTCTGGCGGCACTCTCCAGACAACGCTGCCCGGCTCGTTCACCCCGTCGTCGAACACGGCCACGGGCGCGCTGCCGTTCTGGTTCGGGATCTCCTGATGGCCAGCGTGGTCCAGCCGGTCCTGGCCAACTGCTTCGCCGCGGGCGCTGGCCAGCTCGGCACGGCGATCCCCCAGGGCAGCGCCGTGGCCGGGAGCCTCGGCAACGCCGACGGGGCGCTGTTCGACACTCTGACCACGACGGGCGGGACGCTGGTCTACGGCAACGTGGCCGGCCGTCCGTGCTGCACGGTTACCCTCACCGCGTCGAACCAGGCGTGCACAGGGCTGTGGGCGGGCGGCGGGATGATCGTCAACGCCGCCGCGCAGAACTGGTTCCGCAAGTACCTCTACACCCCGGCATGGCCGTCGGCGGTATGCACGGTGGCCGGCCAGGAGGTCTCGGGCTCCAAGGTCGGCGACGTTGTCCTGAACGCCAACGGCACGCTGAGCGTCCGCAACGCCGCCGGGACCGTGATCCTGACCACCACGAGCACCGTGCCGGTCGGCGCGTGGTACCGGATCGAGGGCTACTTCACCAGCAACGCCAGCACGGGGCAGGCCGAACTCAAGCTGTTCACCTCCCCGGACAGCATCACCCCGGCCGAGACGCAGACCTCAGCGGCGAACCAGAGCCTGCTCGGCGGGAACGTCAACCAGATGCGGTACGGCTCGCCGACGGGGGGACCGTCCGGGTACAGCTTCTCGTTCACCAGCGCCGCGCACTCCACGACGGGCTACATCGGTCCGGGCCCGGTCGTCTTCCACCAGGTGTGCGGCGCGCCTACGCCGTCCGGGTTCACGGTCTGCGCCAAGCCGACTGGCGGCACGTCGCTGCGCCTGAAGGTCGCCACCGACCCCGGCCTGAGCGAGAACGTCACCTGGGTCAGCGCGCAGGTCCCTGACCAGTACGGATACGTCAGGCATGTGGTCAGCGGGCTGAACCCGGCCACGCTGTATTACTGCCAGCTGGCCGACACGCCGCCGGGCGGCACCGAGGCCCTCGCAGGCCCGGTGTGCCAGTGCACGACCCTGCCGCCGGCCGGGTCGCCGGCGTCGTTCTCGGTGGCGTTCGCCAGCTGCATTTTCGATGCCGCGACATCACCGGATCCGGACGCGGCCCTGGCCGACTGGGTTGCGTGGGCGGCGGAACAGGACGCGTTCCTCGGCTTGTTCCTCGGCGATTACCACTACGCCGACAGCACGTCGGCCAGTGTCAGCGTCCAGCTCGGCAACATCGAGCAGCAGTCGATGTATTACGTGGGCGCCCCGGTCACCACCTCGGCGTGGGGGTATTCGTGCCGGTCCGACCACGACTCAACGACGGACGGCGGCGACAGCGACAACGACTGGACCGCTGCCAACCTGGTGGCCTTCCAGGAAGCGTTTCCCTTCGCCGCTGACCTGCCCGACCCGAATGACCCGGTACAGGGCCTGTACCAGAGCTTCGTGTGCGGCCGTGTCCGGTTCATCGTGCTCGATCAGCGCAACGTCAACCGGTCCCCGGTCGCCGATGCGGACAACGGGTCGAAGACGATGCTCGGCGCGGACCAGCTGGCGTGGCTGCAGGCCGAGCTGGTCCAGCCGGAGCCGCTGAAAGTCATCGTCTGCGACACGAACTGGATGGGCAACGGCACCGCGATCAGCAGCTGCGGCCCCGGCTGGACGTACTACATGACCGAGCGGGCCGCAATCCTCTCCTACATCGCCGGGAACGCCTCGCTGGTGAAGAACGTGATGCTCTGGCACGGCGACGCGCACGGCGTGGGCTGCGTGCCCGGGTGGGGCAACGCCGACGGCGGGTTCCCGGTCTACTGCGCCGCGCCCTTGAGAAACGCGGGGATCGCGTTCACTTCGGAGATCGCCGCCACGTTCGCCCAGTCCTACAACAACGGCGGCGGCCAGTGCCGCCTCTACGGCCGGGTCGCCATCACCGACGACGGCCAGTCGATCAGCGTGACCTTCCAGGGCTGGGACGCGGTTGAGCAGACCGCCCAGGCGGAGCAGACCGACACCTTCAACGTGCTGGCCGGGTACCGGCAGATGGCTGGTGTCCTGTGACGACCCAGGTCACGCTGCCGCCGTCAAACCGGACGACAGGCAAGCCCGCTCCGGCCGCGGATGCCGACCTGCTCACGACCGCGCTGACGGCCATGTCGGCGACGTCGTTCTGCATGCCGACCGCCGACGCGACCGGCGTCAAGGACGCGGCGAACATCAGCGCGGCGGTGGCCGCTGGCAACATCGCCGTCCTCGGCCCCGGCACCTACTACCTGTCGGTGACCGTCGGCCCGCTGGTCACCGGCCAGTGGGTGATCTGCACGCCCGGCGTGCTCATCAACTGGCTGGGCACGGGCGACTGTTTCCGGTGGGTGGACGCCAGCACCTACACCGCGCGCACGCTCACCGGCGGCGGCCTGCTCGGCCGGCCGGTCATCGACGGCACCAGCGCAGGCGCCGGGTCGACAGGCCTGCACTTCGGCGACATCCTCGGATTCCAGTTCGACGTCAACGTCCAGAACTTCGCCAGTACCGGTGACATCGCCATTCACCCGGATAACCAGAATTACTGGACCGAGCAGGCGATCGGCCGCGCCTACATCTCCAACTGCACGAGCGACGTGGTGTTCGACTGCGGCGGCGCGGATACCTCGGCCGGGTCGTTCGACCGGGGCGACTTCGCGTTCTACGTCCAGCACAAGACGTTCACCGGCGGCGTCGTCACCTGGCAGAACGGCGCCTACCAGGTCGGCGGATGGTTCCGGCTATACGGCAACATCAACTCCAGCGCCACCACGTTCACGCAGGCAGTACTCACGCTCACCGGGCAGGCCCCGGCCGGCCACCCGTCATCTTTCTCGGGGCTGCAGTGCGGCATCGACATCAACGTCGAATCGGACGAAGGCCTGGCCCACACCTTCCAGACCATCAACTTCGGCAGCACCAGCAACACGATCACCGACTCTTTCGGCAGCATCAACTTCGGGTCCGGCAACCTGTTCACCGCCAGCAACATCACGAGCCTGTCCAGCCAGTTCACGTTCTTCGGCCCCGTCATCGGCGACTCCTCCCTGACAGAGGTCACCGTCCCGGACCGGATGGCCGTCAACGGGGCAGCGTTCTTCCACTCCTCGGTCAGCACGCTGCTCGCCGCGTCAGTGTCCTACACCCCGGCCGACCCGGCCGGCAACGCCACCGGCACCCTGCTCATGGCCGGCCTTGGCGCGACATGCGTGTTCACCCCCGGCCTGACCGGGAAAGTCCAGGTCACCTGCACCGGGGTGATCCTGAACAACGCCGGGGACGGCTCGTTCCTGCGCGGCTCATACGGCACCGGCACAGCCCCCGCCAACGGCGCCGCTCTGGCCGGCACGAAATGGGGAACCGGAGCCGACAGCCAGCTGCAGGTCAAGGGCGCCTCGGCCAGCTCGGGCATCCCGTTCTCCATGACGCAGGTGCTGTCCCTGACCGCCGGGACCGCCTACTGGTTTGACGTGGCCGTGGCCGAGAACGGCGGCGGCACGTCTCAGGTGACCAACGTCGTGTACTCGATGACGGAACTGCTGGCATGACCATCTCCGTCACGGTAGCCGGGTCAGCGGCCACCCCCGGATGGACCACCGCCACCGGCGCCGTCCCCGCCGCCCTGTCCCTCCCCGTCCCCGTCACCATCACCGAAGGCGACTGGCTCATCGCCCTCCTCGCCTGGCGGCAGCCATACTCCGGCGCCGGGATCACAATCTCCGTCGCCGACGGCTCAAACTGGTGGGACCCCCTCGGCCAGCCCTCCGGCACCAGTTCACCCGACGGCATCACCAGGTGCGCGATCTGGGCCGCCCCCGCCGCCCGCATCCCCCCATCCGGCGTCGTCATGGCCGCCCCCACCGGCTACTACACCGCCCTCGCCGCCATCGTCTTCGACGTGGCCGGCCTGTCACCCTGGTCGCAGCTCGAGCTGATCGACGTTGCCGACGCCAACGCCGCCACCGCGCTCACCCTGTCGCTGGCCGCCCCCGCCGCACAGTCCATCGTGCTCGCCCTCGCCGGGTCCGACAACCTCGCCGACACCGTCACCCTCGCCGCCGGCGGCTGGTCAGCGCTGACCACGATCACCGCGACCAACGGCGCCGACCATTCGGCGGACATCGAAGCCGCCGCCGCCTGGCAGGTCACCACGGGCGCGACCACCGCCGCATGGTCGTCGACCGGGGCGCTCGACTTCTCCGGCGTCCTCGCCGCTATCGCGGTCACCGGCACCGGGCCGCCGACCACCTACCCGAACGTCTACCAGCCCGTCTATGGCAGCGACGTCGCCGAAACCTGGCCCGCCTGGGCGATCACCGAGATCGCGCCCGGCGCCGGCCCCGGCACCCCGCCCGACGAGCTGACCTGGGTGCCGCTCACCGGCCGGGCCCTCGCCTCCCAGTTCACCCAAGGCCGCCAGTACACCCTCGACCAGCTCCAGGCCGGCCAGGGCACCATGACGCTCGACAACCCCGACCAGGCCCTCATCCCCCCCGGCTCGGGGGCATTCGCGGGCATCGACTCCGGCACCCCGTTCCGCACCCGGTGCGCGTGGCTTGGCGGCGCCTGGCAAGTCCAGTTCACCGGCAACGGGACGACGACGACGCCCCAGTGCGCCAGCCCCAACGTCCCGGCCAGCCCCGGGCAGACATGGTCGTGGTCGGCGTGGCTGGCCTGCTCGGCCCCGTACGCGTCCGGTGTCCAGGTGCAGCTCATTTTCCGCAACTCCGGCGGCGGCATCATCTCCACGTTCACCTCGCCCAACGTCACCGGAACCGCGCCGGTGCTCGCCACGGCCACCGGCACCGCCCCGGCCGGGACCACGCAGATGAACGTCAAACTGTCCGTCAACGGCACCCCCGCCAGCTCGGTCGTCTTCTACGGCGCTGCCGCGCCCCCCGGCACCGCATGGGTTCAGGTGCCGCCTGGCGTGGCGTGGATCGCCGAAGGCGGCGCGTCGGTCACCACCCTCGCCCCCTGGCAAGAGGACCCCCGCGGCGCACCCTCCATCACCCCCTGGTACATAGACTCGGCCGGCTACTTCCAGCGCTGGCCACCCACCTGGGACCCCGACCTGCTCCGCGGCCAGACCATCGCCACCACCACCGACGCATGGGGCTACGCCAACAAACTCCTCGCCTCCGTCCTCCGCGAAGAAATCCTCACCGACCAGCCTTACGCGTACTGGCCCTGCTCCGACGCCGCAGGCTCCGCCGCCGCATCCAACATCGCCCCCGGCAACACAAACCCCCTGACCGTGACCATCTCCAAACTCGGCACCGGCGGCGCCGCCCAGGCATTCGGCGCCAACTCCGGAGGCCTGCCCGGCGACACCGTCACCACCATCACCACCACCCAAAGGCTCGCCACCGAAGGCACCATGTGGTCCCAGGCCGGCGTCGGCGGCAACACCGAAGAGGGCTACTCCCTCGGCTGCACCGACGCCGCCTACCCCCCGATCAGCAACGGGGTCACCGTCGAAGGATGGTTCCAGTGGGAGGGCGGCACCCCGACGATCGGGGTCCTGCTCGCGCTCACCTCGGCCACCGGCCAGGTCCTCAACGTCTACGTCGACGACCAGAACGTGCTCCCGGCCCCGCCCTCCATGGTCATGCAGGCCTTCCAGAATCAGGACACCAACGTCAGCCTGGTCGACCTGATCGCCACCCCCGCGTCCATCCCGGCCGGCTTGTTCCACCTCGCCATCGCCTTCAACCAGACCACCTACACCGCGTACCTGAACGGCGCGCTGATCGCCTCGGGCACCTGGACCTACCCCCTGCCCGCCCGCTTCTCCCAGGCATGGTTCAACGGCTCCCAGAGCCCCGCCGGAGGCTTCTACTTCGGCGCCCCGCCCTACGTCACCGGGGTCGGCGCCTGGAACGGGTACATCGCCCACACCGCCATCTACCCCCGCATGCTCCCGCCCGGCCGCATCCAGGCCCACTACACGGCCGGGATCACCGCCATGGCCCAGACCCTGCAAACCGGCAGCCCGCAAGCCGGCGAAACCGCGTCCTACCGGATCGAACGCCTCCTGCAATACGCCGGGGCGGCCGGCCGCCGCGCCATCCTGTCCGACGTGCAAATCCGCGGCAACATCAACGCCGGCGTCGACGACACCCCCGTCACCTCCTGCCAGGACATCGGCGGCCAGCCCGCCGCCACCAGCCTGACCAACATCGCCGCCTCAACCGTCCCCGCGATCCTCGCCGTCCGCCCGCCCGGCGACATCACCTACGCCGCCAAACAGTACGTCTACGACCAGCCGGTCATGTGGGTCCTCGGCGACGACCAGGCCGCCGGGGAGATCCCGCTCCAGCCGGCGTGGACCCCCGACTACGACCCGGCCCGCGTCGTCAACGACATCCAGGTCACCCAGCTCGACGACCAGTCCGTCACCGTCCCCGACCAGCAGGCCCTCGAGGCGGCGTCGCAGCAGCAGTACGGCGACCAGTCCTACCAGCCCACCGGCTACCTGCAAAACGACCCCCTGTCGCCTTTGAACGCGGGGCCCGGCACCCAGGACCTGGCCGACTGGATCGCCGCCACCGGCGCCCGCCCGCTGATGCGCGTCGCGTCGGTCACCGTCGACGCCGCGAAACACCCCTCAGCGTGGCCGTTCATCCTCGGCTGCGGGGCCGGCGACCCGGTCACCATCAACCTGCGGCCGGCCACCGCAGGCGGCCAGCTGTTCACCGTCACCGGCCGCATCACCCAGACCTCCCGCACCCGCGTGTTCTCCCTCGACCAGGTCGAAGGCAGCGTGACCTGCGTGATCGACACCGCGCCCGACCTGAACGCGCTGACCGCCGACGACCCCGTCCGCGGCCAGCTCAACAGCGAAAACTGCCTGGCGTGGTGAGCGATGCCTGCGCTGCCTGACCCGCGCACCTGGTTCGCCGGGCCCGTCAAAGCCCCCGCGCTGCGCGCCGACGTGTCCGGCGCCGTCCAGTGGCTGCGCCAGCCCCCCATGTTCACCGGCTCCCAGCAGGTCACCGCCCAGTCCATTCCCGACTCGACACGCACCGTCATCACCCTCGACACCGACATCTGGGACTCCGTCAACGGCCACAACCCCCTCGCCAGCCCCGGCACCTACTACTGCCAGCAACCCGGCTACTACCTCGCCGAAGGCACCGCCGCACTCGCCTACACCGGCGGCACCGGCCTGTCCGTCGCCTACATCGGCTTCTCCACAGCCGGCGGCACACCGGCCATCTACGACGGCGAATCGATCCCGAACGGCACCGTGTACCCGCCGCTGCCCACCGTCGCCAAACTCGTCCTGATGACCCACCCCGGCCCGATCGGATCCTCGGGCACCGACTACCTGCAACTCCAGACCTTCCAGTCCTCGGGCGGCGCCCAGGACGTGTACAACACGCCGTACTATCCGCTGCTGCAGGCCACCTGGGTCGCCGCCCCGTCCGGCACCGCCCCCCTGCCCGTCCCCGCCAACCCGCCCTGGCCCGTGCCGCCCGCCTACGTGACCAGCGCCGACCTCAACGCCAGCATCCGCGACACCATACGCTTCCTGGCCTACCCGCCGGTCATGGAGGCCTACTACCAGGCCGGAGCCCAGTCCCTCGCCTCCGGCACCGCGATCGGCGCCACCGGCACGGTGGTGCAACTCGACACGATCACCTACGACACCTACGCGGCGTTCGCCACCAGCTCGCACACATGGACGGCGCCCGTCGCCGGAACCTACTACTGCTACGGGCAGCTGGGCATGCCGTCGCAGGCCACGTCGCTGTCGTTCGCCGCCGGGCTGACGGTCACCTCAGCGAACTACAACAGCGGCACCACGGTCACCTTGTGGGAAGGCCCCAAGAGCATCTGGGCCGGGACCGGGGCCACGTCGTGCACCGCGGTGCGGCGGCGGCTGCGCCTCAACGCGGGGGACACGGTCAAGCTGGCCGGGTTCCAGCACGATTCGGGCGGTAATGCGGTCACGCTGTCTGGCGGCGCGGGCGCCGGGTCGAGGCTGATCACCGTGTGGAGGTCGGCATGACGACCTGGCCAGCGGCGACCGTGCCCGTGTTCCCCGCCGGGTACGCCCCGGACGACACCGACTTCGACACCTGGATCCAGTCGAATTTCTCGTTCCTCACCGAAGGCGTGGTGTTCCGCGCGCGCCGGGTGGCGGCCCAGGCGCTGGCCGGCCCGCCGGGCGGCAACACCCTGATCGAGTTCGACACGATCGACGAAGACCCCTACTCGGGCTGGTCGGCCACAGCCACGAGCGTCCAGCCGGCGTGGTCGTGGCTGGCACCGGTCACCGGCCTGTACCAGGTCACGTTCACATTCGCGGTCACCGCTGCGGTCAACAACACTGAGGCCGAGGTGTGGGTGAGCGGCAACCGGGTCCGCGTGTCGACGGCGGTGTGCGGGACAACCGGCGGCGGAGCGGGCACGGGCGGGATGGCGACGGTGCCCATGGCCGCCGGCCAGGACTACGTGCAGGCGACCGCCGACCTGTCGACGACGGGGGAGAGCACGCTGACCGGGGCCGGATCACAGCCGTCGATCGAAATCGCGCTGGCAAGCCAGTAACGAGCGCGGATGATAGATGCGAGAGCGAGGCGAGGGTGAAGTGGTGGACTCTGCTGAGAGACGTGCTCGGCACGGTGACCGGCCTCGGGGTGATCGTCTCCCAGGTGTTCTCCGCGCGGCCGTCGGACGTGCTGCTGGTCGTGGGCCTGACGCTCACGTCGCCGAGCCTCGTCGACCACACGAGAGCGCTGCTGTCCGGTCCTACCGGTTCGCCGCCATCGCCTTCATCGCCGCCATCTGGGCCCTCGCCGCCATCCAGGCGGGACGGTGAGTAGGCTGCGCGGGTGGCTGGCCCGGCACAAGGACACGATTTTCCTGTGCGCGTTCGTGCTGGTGCTGTGCGGCGCGGTGCTGGTCCGCGCCGAGCAGCTCGACAACTCGACGCGGCACGCCTTGTGCCCGATTGTGCGGCTCGTCATCGCGCACCCGGTGCCCCGCCCGTCGAACCCGGCGGCGAACCCGAGCAGGGTGGCGACCTACCAGATGTACGAGGATTTCGTGATCGTCAAACGCCAGTACGGATGCAGATGAGGTGGCCACAGTGACCGTGTTCTATGACTCGGCCGGCCGGGAGTTCCCGGCCGGGGCGACGCACGTCATGCTCTACGCCGACGGCCGGTATGCCGTCCCCCCGGCGGACGCGCGCTGGCGGTATGTGCGGTGGATCACCGTCCTCGGCGGCGAGGAGGCCGCACTGTACGCCGGAGCCATCGACTTCGAGAAAGGCAACGAGGCGTTTGACGCCGGGCGGCTGAAAGCATGGGTGGCCGGCCGTAAGGCACACAAGTGGCTGGCCCGCGTGTATTGCAGCCTGGCGGATTTGCCAGCGGCACATGCCGCCGTCGGCGCCGAGCCGAACGTCCGCTTCTGGCTAGCCGACTGGGGGAAGCCCCTCACCGCTGAGCATCTGGCCGCCCGGGCGCTCGACCAGGCCAAGGTGCGCCTGCCGGTGTACGTGCTGTGGGGGCAGCAGTACCAGGGCAACCCATCCGGCGGGTTTGATACGTCGGTGCTGTACGGAGTGTGGTAACTCATGATCCGCTGCACGCTCTGCGGTGACCGGATGGCCAGAAGTCAGCTCTGCTCGGACCTGGCCGTCATCACGCTGCACTGGATGAGCAAGCACCGGGAGCGGTACCTGAAGTCTCACCCCGAAGCCGCGCCGTACATATGAAAGGGCCGGGTCCGGGACACCAGCCCCAGACCCGGCCCCGCGCGAACAGGGTTACTTGCGCCAGCGGGTGTCAGCTGACAGCCAGCGCATGATCGGCGCCTCACGCAGCCCGCTTTCAATGGCGGCGAAGCTGTTGCCGTTACTCAGCATCGGGTCACCTCCTCTCGCTGATCTCGCTACCGATCACCACGCCGGGGACGACGTGGCGAGCCTCGATCGCCAGCGGCGCTGAGACCGCCCGCACAGGCTCCGGGGCGGGCAGCGCGGCCCGTGCACGCGGTGACCGCAGCACGGCGCTGACGAGCACGGTGTGCCGCAGCAGCACCCGCTGAAAGCCGTAGGCCCCGGCGGCCACGACCACGAGGCCGCCGATCACCAGCCACAGATGCGTCACCACGAACACCACCATCGCGGCGGCGGCGGCCAGGGCCACGACCACAACGGCCGCCACGCCGCTGCCCGGGCTAGGGCAATGCGTCGAGCACCTCACCGCTGCCTCCTGTAATTCACCAGCGCCCGCACCGCGCGGTGCACCGCCCTGGAGCCGGCCCGCTGCACCGTCCCCCGCTGACACCGCGGATTCCAGCACGACCCGAAGTACCTGCTGCCGGACAGCGGGTGGCGGCCTTTGCCTTTGCACCAGCCGCAGTCAGTCATGGGGTTGACGTAGACCCACACCGCCCAGGTCACGACCGCGAGCGGCCCGGCGAGTAGCAGGTGACGGGACGCCACGCCCCACACGACCTCGCCGCCGATGATCCAGATCACCGGCCACGCTCCGAGGCTTCCTGCGCATCAGCCATGCCGTCGCGGTACGCCTCGCATGCTTGCCGCTGGCACTGCGGGTCCTGGCAGTTCGCGTAGTCGTGCGACGGCCGGCCGGGCCGCCGCGGCGGCTTGCGCGCCGCCTTCGCCTTCGCCGCCCGCCGCGCGGCCTTGGCCCGCTCGGACCGCCGCGCCGCCGACACCCGCGCCGCCGCCCGTTCCCGCTCAGCCTTCCGCGCCGCGGCCACCCGCTCGTTCACCCGCTGCCGGTCAGCCGCCCGCTTCTTCTTCGCCGCCTCGGCCCGCTCCGCGCGCTGCGCCTCCCGCTTGCGCTTCCCGAAGTCGCCCGCGTTGCCGCAGCGATGGCCGAACGGGTTGTTGTACTTCCTGCCGCACGACCCGCAGGCGAACAGCGGCCGCTTGCGAACCTCGCGCCGGACCGCGCGCTTCGCGGGCAGCACCGTCTTGCGGCGGACCGCTCGCTTCAGCCGGGTACGCATCCGCGGCCGCCGCAAAGCGGTTACCGGAGTAACCCGGCGGTTACCGCGCCTGACCTGCCGTTTCCTCATGGCTGGTTACCGCCACCCATCCTGACCTGCGCGGTAACCGCAGGCCCCGCGGCCTGCTCGACCGCGACTTTCCGGCATCCCTTGTCCTTCGAGCCCCCCACCGACACGGTTACCGACGTCACCCCGAGCGCCCGACACTGCGCCGACAACGCCGTATGCGACAGCCCGGCCCACCGGTCCGGCCACCGCTCAGCCAGCCGGCCAGCCAGCACATCCCAGTGCTGACCCGGCTCGTCGCCCTTGAACACGGCCAGCACGTCGGCCAGCACATCTCGCGGGGCCGCGCCCTCCTCGTCCAGGCCGAGCGCGTACCCCGACAACACCCCGGCCCGCTCCCGGACCGCCCTGGCCCGGGCCGCGATCTTCTCCGTCGCCGGCAGGTCCAGGTAGTAGGTGCGGACCACCTGCGGGTCACCGTCGGCCTTCAGCCAGCCCAGCCCGGCGTCCGTCTTCGCCCGGAAGATCGCCGCGTTGTACCCGGCCTTGTAGGCGCCCGTGCCGAGGATCATGTCGTTCGAGTCGTAGTCCGGGACCTTCAGGCAGAACCGGGCCGTCACGATGCCGCGGATCGCGGTCGGCAGCGACTCCTTGTCCGGCCGCTGCGTGGCCAGGATCACGATGATGCCCAGCGCCCGGCCCAGCCGGATCACATACGCCAGGTCGTCAGCGGCCTGCTCGCCGAACTCGGGGTGCATGAACAGGTTCTGCACCTCATCGAAGACCGCGACCTTCGGCCGGAACCCGCGCGCCGCCAGCTCGCGCGTGATCTTCCCCTCCGGCTTGACGTCCTTCGGGAGCTTCCCGAACACCTGCGAACGCTTCGCCAGCTCGGCGCGCAGCATCCGCGCCGACTCGGCCGCGTAGGCGATCGAGTCGTCGTCGAGGCCGGAGACGTACCGGTCGCACACCTGCGCCAGCGGTTCCAGGTCACCCTTGCCCGCCAGCTCGTGCACCTGCATGTCGGCCAGCGGGTCCAGGGCCACGGCGCAGGCCAGCGCGCGCACGGCCGCCGTCTTCCCCTGGCCGGGCGAGGCGCCGATCAGCCAGTTCACCTCGAACATGGGCACCGTCACCGGCCGCTGCCGCGGGTCGGTGCCGAACGGCACACCCGCGAAGATGTCCGCCGTCCCCGCCTTGGCCAGCGGGTACTTCGGCTGCTTCATCTTCGTGATGTCGTGAAACCCGACCCAGAGATTGACCCGCCCCTCGTGCTCCTCCGGCACGCCTTCCGGCCACGTCGCCGACAGCGGCCGCCGCAGCCCGGACGCGAGCTCGGCGCGCTTGGAGATCAGCCACGCCGCGGTCACGCCCTGCGGCAGGTCGAACTGCACCGCCCACCCCGGGCCGTCCTTGAACGGGTCGGACAGGTAGGCGATCCCCGGGCCGTCCTTCAGCGCCTTGTTGATGTTCGCGTTCCCCAGCGACCCCAGCGCGTCCGTGACCAGCGACCGGGTGATCGGCTCATACCGGGGCGGCACCACCGCGGGGGCAATCAGCCGCCGCCCCGGGCTGCCGTAACGCGCCAGGAACGGCGCGGCGAGCACGGCCAGGACCGCCGGGCCGCGCCACGACGTGTACTTGACCAGCAAGCCGATGACGATCGCGATGACGGCGACCTGGCCGGCCAGCAGCCACCCGCGGACCTTCCGCGTGTCCCTGGCCACCTTGTGCAGCGCCCGCCACTCCCGCGCATCCCCCGCGGCCGCGGCCTCCGACCGCAGCTCATGCTGCTCGAGCACCCACCACCAGTGCACCTGCGCGGCGAGCAGCCGCCCGGCCCCGATGACCGCGAGGATCACGGCGGCGAGCAGGTAGAACGGGGCGCGCAGGCCGTGGTAGCGGGCCCGGTGCCATTGCAGCCCGGTCCACTGGGTGAGCGTGGCGCCGATGTTGTCCCGGTGCAGGGACACCGGGACGATGGGGCGGCGTTCGCCGGGCTGGCCGGTGATCTCGGCGTAGACCGCCGGGGCCGGGGTCTCGTCCGGGACGGCGGGAACGCCGGGCCGGATCGGCACCACCTCGGCGCCCGGCTCCTCGCCGGGGTGCTCGTCATCGCGCGGGTCACTCACGGCCATCCCCGTTCAGGCTGGCCGCGGCCGGGACGGTCGGCGTGCAGATCTTGCGCGCCGCCGACCGAGCGATACCGAACCGCTTGTGCAGCTGGTACTCCGTCAGCGCATGGCCGCCCGCCACAGACGCCGCGTATGCGGCCGCCGCAGCGTCATACGAAGACGCCGGAACCCCCACCGGGCCAGCCGGTATAAGCGTCTGCTTAACCGCTGCGGCGAGCACCGGGCGGACGGCCACCATGACCATCTCGGCCAGCCCGGCGAACACCGCGCCCGGCCACGCCGAGATCACCGCCGACAGCCACCCCGACGGCAGGCCGTAGGTCACGTTCGCGCCGACCGTCGCCGCGATCCCGGCGTACAGCAGCATGCGCGGCAGCCACCGCGCGAGACCGTCCGGGTCGACGCCCGCCTGCTTCTGCAGCCACATCACCACACCGGCCGCGACGATCAGCAGGTCGACCGAAAGCGGCAGCAGCCGCGCGGTCCATCCGTGCTGCGCGTGCTGCAGGCCGAGGTTGTAGATGTGCTCGTACGACTGGCCGAACGCGAACGCGGCGACGGCGCCGACGGCGGCCAGGGCGCCGTAGATCAGCCAGCGGACCGCCGGGTCAGCCTTCACCGGCCACCGCCCGCTCCAGCTTCGAGTCCAGCTCCTCCGCCGACTCGGCCACGTGGATCTCCCACGACGTCGGCGACGGCCGCCGCACCGCGATGTAGGCGCCGGAACTCATCAAGATCTCCCACGCGGGCCACTCGGCCACGAGCTCGTCTAGCGTCACCGGCCGTTTCCTTCCTTTGCCGCGCGCCGCGCCTGCTCGCGCATCTCGTCGACCAGGTCCCGGGTCAGCGGCTGCCCCGACTTGCGCCAGTCGCGGACCAGCACGGCCAGGTTCCGGCGGTAGCGGCGCCACCGCCGCCACCGCTGCCAGAGGGTGAGGGGTTCGGCATGCGTGCCCATGCGCCCCACCGTACGCCAGCACAAGCCACCGAGCCATACCGCGCTGGCTCTAGGATTACCGGGGTTATGTCAGTCACACTGTGGTGCGTGATGGTTGACCACGGCGCACCAGAACCGCTCCACGCTCAGCTCACCGCGATCCTGCGCCAGCAGATCGCATCCGGCGAGCTGCCCTCGCACTCCCGGCTGCCGACGCTGAGCGAGCTGGCCGACCGGCACAAGATCGCCATCACCACCGTCCAGGACGCGCTGAAGCCGCTGAAGGCCGAGGGGCTGATCGTCACCTACCCGGGGCGGGGCATGTTCGTGGCGTGAGCCGCGGCGGCGCCGGGACCAGCCCAGGGAGATTGTGTAAGACGCTGGGAACCGGTCCTGTGCGACGGCGCCGCCGCGGCGCTCAGGTAGCCGCCTCCGCAGCGGCCAGCAGGCCGTGCAGCTCGTCCAGCGTCCGCGCCTGGGTCGCCTTCCCGCGCGGATGCCCGTTCTCGTTCAGCCGGCGCGCGCAGTAGCCGAACCCCTCGAACCCGATCTCAACCCGCCACGCCTTGTGGTCGGCCTTGAACCGGCCCACGTTGTGGCCGTAGGTGGCCGGCCGGGCCTCGGCGGTCACGGCCGGCCACCCAGAGCCATCGCCGCGATCGCCCACAGGACCAGAACCACGTAGCCGCCCACGATCCACGCCGCGGCCTTCAGGCCACGCCGCAACCACTTCCGCACGCGCCGCGATTTTGCAATTGCGTGAACGCTCATGAGGCATAGGCAACCATCAGAAGGGGTAAACAACCACCCCTAGCCCTGGGTTGTCACCAGCAGGTAAGCCCGTTACTACCTTGGAAGATGATCGACAAGGAGAGCGGCACGCCGCCATGGCAGCAGGTCGCTGCCATCATCCGGCAGCGCGTCATCGACGGCACCTACCCGCCGGGCACCAAGATCCCCTCCGCGCTCGCGCTCTCCGGAGAGTTCGCCGTCAACCGGGCCACCATCACCAAAGCGGTCAACCAGCTGAAGGCTGAGGGGGTGCTGACCGCGGTCGCCGGGTGGGGAACCTCGGTCGCCGGGAAATAGAGGAGCCCCCGCGGGCAGAGCCTCGGCTACCCGCGAGGGCTTTGGTCCTCGCCTTCATCAGTGGCGGGGGGGCAGGGTCCTGGTCACGGGCTCCAGGCGCCTGCTGGGCATCGGCCGGGCCGGCCAGCGTCCCTACCCTGAGCGGCCCCCCTAACGGGAAGACCCGGCCAGCCTACCGGGCGCTCCATGGACATCCGGAGCGATGGCTGCCGGTGTCACCGATGCCGCCACAAGTGCAGCCGTCCAGCGGGATCGGTGTGGGCCGAGAACGGGCGATGCTGTTAATGCGCTGCGTGGTCTCCCGCATGCCTGCAAGCTCGGCGTCGAGCTGAGCTTGCCAGTCGGCGGGAAGTGCGATTTCAGGGCTCTTGGCTGGCACTGTGGCTGGCATCTCGCTTGATCCTTTCGGGCCATACGGCCTCTGACCTGGTGGGGCGCCCGGGGCTCGAACCCGGAACCCACGGATTAAAAGTCCGTCACACCGTTTTGTGCTTGTGTGCACTCGCGTTTACCGGCGTCCACTACGTGCAGCTTAACGGGTTCTGACAGTACCAGTCGTGTGCACTCGCGTCAACTAAGTGCACTCGCGTGTATTCCCTAGGCTGGCACGTTGGCTGGCAAACTCACCAGCCCATCCGCGTGCACACGAGTGCGCGAAGTGTACTCGCGCGCGCTATGGTACTCGTCATGCGGACCTACAAGCGGAAGCGGCTGAAGACCAAGGGCCGGGGCCGGATGCTCGTGGCCGCGCAGCTGCGCGGGCAGGGCATGTCGTTGCGGCAGATCGCCGCCGAGACCGGCGTGAGCAAAGACACGGTGCTCCGTGACCTCCGCGAGTGGGACTCGCTGAACGCCAAAGTGTCTCAACTGCCTGTCTCAAAGATGCCCCGCGCCCCTGAAGGCCGGGGCGAAAACGAGACAGCCGAATGCGACAGCAACGTCGTCCAGCTGAGGAGAAGGGCATGATTCAAAGGAGTCTGTGGCTGAGGACTCAGCTCGCCGAAACGGGCGAGCAGATCGTCGCCAACAGCGCGACGACAAGAGAAGCGGCCGAGGATCTCGCAGACAAGATCAACGCCAACGAGCCGGCCACCGCACAGGCTGTCCTCATCCACTGGCTTACCGGCCAGCTGAAGGTCTGGACCTACAAGCGCGTGCGTGACCACTTCCAGGAGGACGAGATCCCCGGCCAGGCGACGCTGCCTTGTCCCGAACTGCCGCCGCACCTGGAAATTGGCATCGCGCGGACGGCTCATCAGAACGTCATGACCGCCAGGGACTGGGACAACGCGCTAGCCATCTACCGGAACCGACGCGATCAAGCCGAAGTCAGTTTCCAGGCGGTCGAGCGGCGCTACAACCAGATCCGGCCGCTGCTGATCGATGACACGCTGACCACTGCTGACGTCATCGACAGGCTTCCGCCCGAGTCTCCGCAGGATGAGGCAGCCGACGGTTAGCCGCCGAACACCCGGTCGATCACCTCGGCCACCTGCCGGTGCACCAGCGGCCTGACATGCTTGTAAACCTTCGCCATCTCCGCCGTCGACCAGCCCATCATCGCCTGCACCACCCGCGGATCCACGCCTTCCTCCATCAGCGTCGTCGCGTAGACGTGGCGGCAGGCATGCACTTTGTACCCCGGCAGGCCGAGATCGGCCAGCAGATCCTGCCAGTCCTGCCAGTCCCGGCGCGGGTGCACCGGCCGGCCGAGGGCATCAGTGAACACAAGATCATTAGCAATATTTGTAATCTGCGTCTTGCGGTGCCGGATCAGCGCGGCCACGGCCAGTGCGCCCAGCGGCACGCTGCGCCGCGACTCGGCCGACTTCGGGTCCTTGACGATCCGCTGCGTCGTCCGCTTCCGGCCGACATGCACGGGCCCGTCGTCGGTGCCGCCCGGTATCAGGGCCGCGCTCTTGTGCACCTCGAGGTGCGCGGGCGGCCGGACGTGAATGTCACGCTTCCATTCCAGGGCCAGGCGCTCACCCTGGCGGATACCGGTCGTTATCGCCAGCGTCCACGTGGCGCCGCCCGGCCACGTCTCGCACCGGGCCAGGACCGCCTTGACGTCCTCGCGCGGCGGCAGCTGCGGCGCCTCGCGCCTCGCGGACGGGGGCGAGACGTTCGCGGCCGGGTTGCGGCCGATCCGCTTGCGGGCCACCGCCAGCTTCAGCGCCCGGCTCATGATCCGGTGGCACTGGCCGATCGTCGAGGCCGACAGCGGCCGGCCGGTCCGCTCGCTGACCCGCGCCTCCAGCTCGGCATGCCAGTCCTCGATCATCTCCTCGTCCAGCTCGGCGAGCGGCACGTGCTCGAAGTAGGGCGCGGTCAGTTCCTCGATCTTCTGCCGGTAGGACTTGTGCCAGGTGGTGGCTTCTACCTCGCGCCTGGCGGGGCCGTGCAGCCAGTGCAGCAGCCAGTCGGCCACGGTCGGCGGCCGGCCGCGCGGCAGCGTGAACCCGTCGCGGCGCCGGTCCAGGAACCGCTGCCGCTTATCCATCGCCGCCTTCGCGGTCGGGCCGGTGAACTCCCGGCGGTCACGCCGCCCGCCCCGGTAACCGAGATCGGCGACGGCCACCCACTGACCGCGGTCCTTGCGGTGGTAGACCGATCCCTCCCCCTGCTGCCGCCGTCCTGACACGGGCCCTCATCCTCTCCCAGAGCCGGCCGAGCTCGAACGCTATTAATACTGGCGCGATTGCCCATTTGAGGTAAGCCCCGCAGGCTGCGACCGCAGCGAGGGCTATGCCCAGGTCCATCAGTTCTCCCCCTCCTTGTCGGAAACCCGGCATGGGATAGACGACGAGACGGGATTCCCGGTTTACCTCATCTTGCACATCGCTGAACGCAAGGTGCTATTCGTCACTGTTGTCACGGCGGAATCGTTCTTCCAGCCGGTCTTTCTGGCGGCCTGACAGGCGCGGGTCGCCGATGCGGGTCAGGTACGCGGCGACGTCGGCCCGGTCGCGCTCGCTCAGCTCGCCGGGGGTGATGTTCAGGAAGCGGGCGATCATGGCCACGATCCGGGTCGTGCCTTTCCTGTAGATCTCGATGCCGGGCGCGACTTTCTTGCGGGCGGTCTCGACCTCGGTCCAGGCGCTGGGGGAGATCCCGGCGCCGATGGCGGCCTGGCGCACGGACAGGAAGCGTGCCTCGCGGCGGGTCCTGATGAGTTCGGCCTCTGGTGGCGGCGGCGGGAGTGTCGTCACGGCAGGCTCCAGGTTGGGTGCGCTGATGTTCACACGTTAACACGCTGTGCACACGCGTCCATAGGGAAGTTTCCTGCGGCGAGTCGCGCCATCCGGGTAGACACGCGTGCACGCGAGTGCGTAAAGTGCACGCATGACCGAAGCACAGACCGCACCACAAGCACTTGTGTGCACCATCCCCGAGACCGCTGAGCAGCTCCGCATATCACGGAGCCAGGTCTACAACCTGATCCGCTCCGGGGCCCTCGCGTGCGTGCGCTACCCCACCAAGGACGGCGACGAAGACGGCGCCATCCGCATCGAGCAGGCCGAGATCCGGGCGTTCATCGAGCGCAACCGCGTCAACGGCACCGCACCCGCCGCCCCGTAACAGCCGGACGGCGCCCTCCTTGCACGAGGACGCCGCCCGCGAGACCTGACCGACCCGAGTTTACCTAGGAGAGACCTGATGACACCGGACAAGCCAGACGACGGCAAGCGGAGCTATGTCGCCCTCGACGGCAAGGACTTCGGCCGCAAGATCGCCACGCACCCGCATGAGGGCTTCGCGGTGGTCGACCTGGCCGCCGACATGAAGCTGTGGATCCGGCACCCGGAGCGGGCCCGCGAGTTGCTGCGTGCGGCGTTCGCCGCGGTGCAGATCCTGGACCCGGACGGCGCTACCGACTCGCTGATCAACGACCTGCTGTCGGATGAGGCGCTGGCGAAGATCCTGGCCGGCGCGCACCCGGACGGCGAGTGCGGGCAGGCCGAGCCCAAGACTCCGGTGACGCATTACGCGAACCCGTCCACGGGGCTGGTCGGCGACATCGCGCGCCGGATTCCGTGCGGCACGACGCACTGGGCGATCGTGTCTGACAACCCTCGCCAGGTCACCTGTCAGGGCTGTCTGCGGAAGCTGGCCGCCGAGCCGCACGCCTGCTACTGGTGCGGCCACCAGGGCACCGGGATGCAGCCTTGCCCGCCCGGTCCTGGTTATGACGGCAAGTTCGAGTGCGCGGACGCGGACGTGTGCCGTCGCCGCTGCGTTGACAACCCGGAGGGCGTCCCCCCTGGCGAGCCTGCGGCGTTGGTGACGGCGCGCGAGCACATCGCCGCCGCCGAGGCTGAGGGCCTGGCGGGCCTGGCTCCGCGCGCCTCGACGGCAGGATTGCCGCACTGCGGGGCGACGGATGCCGTCGTCGGGCTCTGCACCGCTGTTCTAGGTCACACCGGCAACCACGTGGTGTACGGCTCGCATGGCGACGTCTACGGCACCTGGCCGCAGCCCGGGGACGACAAGACGGCGTGCCCGGAGTGCGGCGCCGCGGGCTTGCCGCGCCGGGATGACGGGACGTGCTGGAACCGGGACGGCTGCAAGGACCGGCAGGCCGCGCAGTCGGCCACGTGCGCGCGGTGCGGCGATGACGAGTCGCTGGAGCTGCACCTGAACCCGGGTGGCGGCAGCGGTGAGATGCGCTGCACGAACTCGGGTGCGTGCGGTCGGCGCGTCCAGGCCGCGAAGGCGAGCGCCCGGTGAAGCGCGGCCCGGTCGAACACGACGAGCTGCTCACCCCCGGCGACGTGGCACGCATGTTCCGCGTCGACATCAAGACGGTGGCCCGCTGGGACAAGGCAGGCAAGTTCCCGCCCGGGTCGGTGATCCGCACCGTGGGCGGTGTCCGCCGGTTCAGGGCGGATGTGGTGCGCGAGCTGCTCGCAGGCGGTGAGCCCCGTGGCTGACCACAACCACTACGCCTACGAGGTGTACGACGCCGCGACCAGCGGCGACCTGCGCAACGCCGTCTCGCTGGCCGAGGGTGTGCGGTTCGACCTCGGCCAGGCCGAGGAGCGCATCCGCGAACTGGAGTCGGAGACGGCGCAGCTTCGCCGCGAGCTGGACGAGGTGCGTGAGCGCCTCGCCGAGCGGGTGTCGACGGTGCAGTCGGTGCTGGCGAAGTACCTGGCGGATGCCGGGCAGCCGGTGTCGGCCGAGTCGGTGAGGCAGGCATGAGCGTCCACGACTACCACGAAGGGCTGCCCGGCTACCACCCTGACCAGCTGCTGCACGACGGCTGCGCGGAGTGTGAAGCGCGCGGCAAGGACGTCGCCACGGCGATCGGCCACCTTGACCGGACCAACTTCATCCGCGCATGGGCGCGGGCCGCCGACTGGAACAAGGGGCGCCTGAACGATTCCGCCGTCTCCAAGGCTGAGGCCCCGCTGCTGCGGGTGCTGTGGGCGCTGGAGATCAAGTTCGAGCCGCGCGGCATCGCGGTCGGCTCATGCCCGACGGGGTTCTGACCATGACCGAAAACGACTTCCTGTCCCTGGCCGCATTCCTGGCCGCGCAGCTAGTGACCGTGCGCCTGGTCCTCAAGCACCGGGCGGCGCAGAAGGCGGCGGACCGCAAAGCCGCGAAGGAGGCCAGCCAGCCATGACCGGCAAAGGCCCGCTCAACTACACGACCACCGTCGACCCGCAGAAGACCATGTCCGAGTGCATCACGATCCTGGCCCGCTACGGCGCCACCGCAATCGCGATGACCTACGACAACGGCATGCCCGGCGGCCTGCACTTCCAGGTCAACACCGCGTTCGGCCGCCGCAACTACGCCCTGCCCGCAAACGTCGCCGGTACCCATGAGGTGCTGATGAAGGCGTGGAGGGCCGGGAAGATCCCGCCGAGCAAGGCAACGCTGGAACAGGCGCAGCGAACCAGCTGGCGCGTGATCAAAATGTGGCTGGAAGCGCAGCTCGCACTGATCGAAGCGGGGCTGGTTGACCTGCCGCAGGTGATGCTCCCGTTCATGATCGACGACGAAGGGCGCACCGTCTACCAGCGGTTCCTGGAGAACGAGCAGCTCGCGCTGACCGCTGGCGGTGCGTCATGAACCACACGTTGCTCGGTCTGGGCGTGATCGTCGTCGCGTTCGCCGCCGTCGGCGCCGCCGCCTGGCACATCGCCGGGACCATCCTCCGTCACACCGGGCAGCGCGCCGCCCCCCGCCACGACCACAGCATCCTGCCCGTCACCCCCGCCGATGTGGCCGGCCAGATCCTGTTCCTCGGCGGAGACCACACCAAGCCGGGCGTGGTGCTGCCGCGGACGCCGCGCGCGGCGGCCCGGGTTGTGCCGGACCAGCTGCCGCCGCTGCCCGCCCACAAGCCCCCCGCCCCGGTCTGCGCAGGACCGCCGAGGCCCACATCCGCAACCGGCGTCCAGCTTCACGGGGACGCGCGCAGCGATAACCGGGCTGACGCGGTTAACCAGGCCGGGGCGGGGCCTGACTTTGCCAGTGGCAACGGCCACCACGAAAGCCTCGCCGAGAGGTACGAGCGGCTGTTTCCCGACCGGCGGCCCGAGTGGGTGAAGGTCATCCAGCCGTACCCGGACAACGCGATGGCCGTCGAGTCGATGTTCACCCGGGCGCAGGCCGCCACCGTCCGCGCCATGACCGGCGGGGAGGCGACCGGTGCCTGACATGCGGTACATGATCCCGCTCGACCAGCGTCGCCGCCTCGCCGAACTCTACGGCGACAACCCCCGCGACAGCGACGTGCAGCCCGATCCGTACACCGACGCGCTCGCCGCCCAGCACGACCAGGAGTACAAGCCCGAGCTTGCGCCACCCACACGCTGCGACGAGTGCACCTACCGGCTCGACAGCATCGGCCACCAGGTGCAGTGCGGAGGCGTCTCGTGACCGAACGGCACTCCGCCAGCGGCCTGACCGGCCGCCCCGTCGAACAGAACTCGGCCGAAGCCAAACGCCGCGAACGAGCCGGGATCCGCGGCCGCCCAGGCGTGACCGCGCTCATCTGGCGCGAACCGCCCGCCAACGGCCTGCCGTTCAAGCCCTACGTGTACCGGGGCCTCGGCTACGACCAGCTCACCGGGGAGGTGGTCTTGTGACCGTTCAGAACCGGTCAACGAGCCGCGCCGGCAACGGCCGCCCCGTCAGCGGCCGCTACGTCTACCACGGCAACCAGCCCTGGAACGGCCCCGAACCCGCCGACCCGGCCACGCGCGCCCGGCCGCGTTGCGCCGGCTGCAGAAGCCGGTTCGCCAGCCCGGCGGACGGGCTGTGCTCCGGATGCCGCGACCTGGCCGAACGAGAACAGGCCGCAGCGCAGCGGCTGGCTGGTGAGAAGCCGTGACCGAGTCCGTGTTCGCCGCCTGCATCCTCATCGCCGCCGCCGTCGGCTGGACCACCTGCTACCTGCAGCGCGCCAGCCGCGTCAACCGCACCCCGCCCGTCCCCGCCGAGCACGTCACCGCCCAGCCCAGCCCGTGGGAGAAGTGCGGATGCAAAGTCCTGCGCGACTCCGACGGCCACCTCGCCCTCCGCCAATGCCACAAGCACTGGCTGGCCACGGCCGAACTGGACGCGGCCAGGCGGGATGACTGGCGGGCGTGGGCACGGGAGATCAAGAAAGGACACCACCGTTGACCGCAACCACCTACCGCCGCGTCTACGGCCGCGGCCACTCCTACACCCTCGACGGCGTACCCAAAATCAAGGGCGCCACCACCATGATGCGCGGCCTCCCCAAAGACCTCGAAAAATACTTCACCGAGTACACCGCCGGATTCACCCTCGACAACTGGGACCGCCTCGCCACCCTCCCGCCCGCCGAGCGGTTCAAGGAGATGGCCGGGGCGACGAAGAAAAGATTCGAGGCCGCCGGGGCCAAGGGCACCGCCGTGCACAAGATGGCCGAGCGTCTCGGCCGCGGCGAGGAAGTCGTCGTGCCCGACGAGATCCGCGGCCACGTCGAATCCTGCGTCCAGTTCCTCGACGACTACAAGATCGCCGACGAGCTGATGGAACCCGCGCTGTTCTCCCGCAAGCACCAGTACGCGGGGTCGGCTGACCTGTTCTGCACCGCGCAGAAGCCCCACGCTGACAGCCGGATCCGGGTGCTCGCGGACTATAAGACGTCGGCGTCCGGGCCGTGGGGGTCGGTCGCGTTCCAGCTGTCTGCGTACCGGTTCGCCGAGTTCATGCTGTCGGGTGACGGCGGGAAGAACAGCGTCGAGCTGCCGGTGCCCCCGGTTGATGAGTGCTGGGCGGTGTGGATCCGGGGCGACGGCTACGACGTGTACCCGATCGACACGAGCCCGGACATCTTGCTGCAGCTGCGGTACATCGATCAGTGCCGTCTGGCTGATGAGGAGTGCCGGAACTACAAGGGTGACGCCTTGCCGCACCCGGATCAGGTGCGCAAGGTCCGGCTCCAGGACGTGGCCGAATGAGCGACCTCACCCGGATCGGGACGGCCGACGAGCGCCAGCGCGAGGAGCGCGAGGCGATCGCCGTCGAGACCACGGCCATGTCCGTCGCCTTCAATGCGCTCCAGCCGCTTGGCGAGGAGGGACGCTACCGCGCCGTCATCTGGCTGGCCCGCGCGCTCGACCTTCCCGCCCCCTACCGAACCGGCCCCCGCCGGCCTGCAGAGGATGTGCCCTTCTGATGACCGAAGTTGAGCTCTACCAGCCCCGCCAGCTCGCCGTCCCCTCCGCCGCGATCACCGAACGCGACGTCGTAGACGGCTGGGTCCAGGTCGTGTCTAAGGTCGCGAAGCTCGCCGACATGATCGCCGACACCGAATTCGTGCCCAAGGCACTGCGCAATAAGCCCGCCGCCATCACCGCCTGCATGCTCACCGGCCGCGAGATCGGCATCGGCCCCATGCTGTCCATGAAGGTCATCCACATGGTGAACGGCACGCCATCGCTCGCCGCCGAGTACAAGCGGGCCCGTGCGCTCGACCGCGGCCACGAGATCGTCTACGACGAGACCAGCATCACCCGGTGCGTGGTCCGCGGCCGCCGCCGCAATGAGGACTCCTGGGTCACCGTCACGTGGACGATCGAGGACGCTAAGCGGGCGAAGCTGGCCGGCAAGGATGTGTGGCAGCAGAACCCGCGGCGCATGCTGGAGGCCCGGGCGACCGGTGAGCTGTGTGACCTGAAGTTCCCGGATTGCTCGTGGGGCCTGGCGACCACTGAGGCGTTGCAGGATGGTGATGTCGCTGAGTTCGCCGACGTCCCGGACAGGCCCGCGGTCGAGACCCCGGCTCCTGCCCCGCGGACCGCTCAGCGCCGCCAGCGGGCCGCGGAGAAGCCTGCCGAGCGCCCTACACCTGCGCCGCCTGCGGCCGCCGCGGAGCCTCCTACGGCGGCCCGCCGCGGCCCTGCACCGACCCAGGATGCCCCCAGCGGCCTGCCACCGCTGCCATGTGAAGACGAGTCGCCGGACCCTACCGCGCCACCCCAGCCGGACACCGCGTCACCGCCGTCCGGGTCTGCCGCAGGTGACCCGCACCCCCCGCTCGACCCCGACGAGCACGGCACCTCAACCCGCGGCAAAGGCGGCCAGCTCACAGCCCTGTGGACCGTCCTGAACACCGTCTACGGCTTCGAGCAGAAGACCGAAGCACGCGGCGTCGTCGAGAAACTCGTCTCCCGCAAACTCGACGGCGGCACCACCGGAAACCTGTCCTACAACGAGGCGCGCGCGGTGCTGGACACGCTCAGCCTGGTCGGCCGCAAAGCCGACGAGGAAGGGATCGATGCGCGGGAGAAGCTGATCGAGTTCCTGGTGCAGATCGACGAAACCCTCGGCCAGGACCACGCCGATGGCTAACCAGCTCACCATGGACCAGGCCATCATCGGCGAGATCCTCAGCAACAACACCGACCTGATCATCATGGCGCTCGGCGACGCCGCCGCCTGGCGGTCGGGGCTCGGCGAGGACGACAACGCCGCAGTGTACGAGGAGCTGCAGGCCGAGCTGGGACGGTTCCAGGACCTGTCATGAGCGGGGAGTGGACAGGCGGCGGCGCGAACCGGTACTGGCAACGCCCCGGCTACCGAGGCGGCGTCATCGACGACCCCGAACGCGACGCCAGACTGTACGCAGCCATGGCGAACGAACGGTTCTTCTGCGAGACCTGCACCGGCGTCCACCCGCTCGCCGAGCACCGGCTGTGCCGTGACGGGCGCGCCGCCGAGATCCGGGCCGGCCGCCAGACCAGCCCCGCCGACGCCGCCCGCGCCATGCTCACCACCGCCCTCGGCCGGCAGCCATGAGCCAAGCCTGGAACTGCGGCCGGTGCAAGCACCCGGTCATCCTCTCCGACATCGGCGGCAAGGCGATCGTCCTCGACCTCAAACCCCGCATGGACGGCCAGGTAGCCGCCGCCAAAGACGTCCACGGCAAGCTCCGTGGCCGGTGGCTCAAAGGCAACGAAGGGATCCGCGACGGCGAAACCCGCTACCGGGCCCACCCCAAAACCTGTGACCAGCCCAAACCCGCACCGCATCCAACCCTGTTCTAGGAGACCCGACTATGACCGCACGACTCGCGTCCGGCCTGCCCAAGGACGCCAACAGCAACGGCCTGACCGCCATCGAGCAGCTGCTCATCGACCACCCGCACTCCACCCACGTCGTCATCGGCGTCATCGACACCCGCAAAGTGATCATGGACGCGGAGAAAGACGAAACCATCCCGTACGCCCAGTTCCAGCACATCGAAGCCATCCGCGACACCGAAGCCGCCGCGTCGGCCCGCACGCTGATGCTCGCCGCTTTGAAGACGCGGACCGGCGCGGAGATGCTGCCGTTCGAGACCGAGGGCGACGGCGACCCACCCCGTCTGGCGAAACCCGCGACTACAGGGGGGGGGGCATGACTGAGCCCATCACGATCACCGTCTACGGCCAGCCCGCACCCCAAGGCTCCAAACGCGCGTTCGCCCTCAAGAAAGGCGGCGTCTACACCGGCCGCGTCGCCATGGTCGAGTCCAGCAAAGACCGGGTCAAGACCTGGCGCGGCGACGTCATGGCCGCAGCATCTCTCGTCAAGCAGTGGCCAGCGCTCGACGGCCCGCTCGAGGTGACAATGCACTTCTACCTGCCCCGGCCCAAGGCCCACCTCACAACCGGCCGCCTCGCAGGCCAGGTCAAGCCCAGCGCGCCCGCGCACCCGTCCGGCCGGCCCGACACCGGGAAACTCGCCCGCTCGACCGAGGACGCGCTCACAGACGCCGGGATATGGCGTGACGACGCGCAGGTCGTCCGCTGCTTCCTGATCAAGTCCTACGCCGACCTGCGCGAGCCCGGCGCGAAGATCACGATCCGCCAGCTCACCTAGACCCCGGCTGGCCGCACCCGGATCCGCTCCGCACGGGCCGCGCGGCCAGCCGGGCACCACCCACCACCAGCAAGGAGACCACGATGACCGACCTGACCACCATCACCCTCGCCAAAGGCAGCCACGACACCGACGAAACCGACGACTGCGACAACCCGGAACGCTGCCTGTTCGAGTGGTACAACTGGCTCACCCGCGCCAGGCACACCGACGCCTGCCCGCCCGGTGTGAGCCCCGTCCTGCACGTCTACGGCATGCGCCTCAACGACGCCCTGCCCGACGACCGCCGCCAGGAGCTGAAGCGCTACCTGCCCAACGGCCAGGATCTGCTCGCCGGAACCGCCGCCGACGGCAAAGACCACACCCGGTCCATGATCGCCCTCGACTGGCTGATCCGCGCCTATACCCCCGCGTGGCTCGACCTGGCCGGGCTGACCGCCGAAGCGACCGCGTTGCGTGACCTGCGCCGCGTCGCCGACTCCGTCGCCGCGCAGGCCGCCGGGCCTGTCGTCCGCGACGCGGCGGGCAAAGCGGCCGCAGCCAGGGCCGCAGCCAGGGCCGCAGCCTGGGACGCAGCCTGGGCCGCAGCCTGGGCCGCAGCCTGGGCCGCAGCCGGGGCCGCAGCCTGGGCCGCAGCCGGGGACGCAGCCGGGGCCGCAGCCTGGGCCGCAGCCTGGGCCGCAGCCGGGGACGCAGCCTGGGACGCAGCCAGGGCCGCAGCCAGGGCCGCAGCCAGGGACGCAGCCAGGGCCAAGCTCGCCCCCGTCGTCACCCAGCTCCAGGACTCCGCGATCACGCTCTACGACGTGCTGATCACCGGCGAATGGCCCGCAGCCTGACCGCATAGACGTCCCCCGGCCAGGGCCAGCTCCGCACCTGGCCGGGGGCGACCACACAACGCACATCAATCATCTGAAGGAGACACAGTGCACCGCAAGCCCAAGCCCAAGCGCCGCCGCCTCACCAGGACCGTCCAGGCCATCCTCGGCCTGACCGCCCTCACCATCGGCGGCCTCACCATGACCGCCACCACCGCCTCAGCGTCCGCTGACCGTGCCCGCCACCGGCAGCGTGAGCTTCACCACGACGCGGGGGACGACGCTGCGGCTCGGCTACCCGGACGGGCTCGGCGGATGGAAGTACTCGACGTTCGCCTCGCACGTCGCCAGCTGCGCCTGACGGCTGTCCGAGCGTCCGCCCCGGCCCCGCGCCGGGGCGGGCCCCCGCACCACCGCCACCACAAGAAAGGACCCCGCATGCCCGTCACCGAGTTCCGCGACGGCCGCTGGCAGCCATCCGTGCCGCTGCCGATGTTCTACGGCCCCGTCATCCGCTGCAACTGCGGGAAATGGTTCCTGCACCTGAACCGCAGCCTCCGCAACCGCCGCTACGAGCACCACTACCGCCGCAAGCACACCGACCCCTAGACGGCGGGTCGAGCGACGCCGCCTGAGGATGACAGGCACGCGCACCGCTCCCCGCCACGCGGCACCAGCCCCGGCAGCTGGCGCCGCAACCGCCCGCCCCGGCCCGCGTCAACCCCCCGACGCGGCCGGGGCGGGCACCCCTATCCGCAATCCGATGGAAAAGGCTCTGTGGGTGATAGCAAGCATCACGAACTGGGTTTGGAAAAACTCCCGTTCCACCGGAACCGCGCGCCTCGTGCTGCTCGCCATCGCCCACGAAGCCGACGCAGGCGGAAACACCACAATGAGCGTCCTCGAATTGGCACGGAAAAGCACTCTGAGTGAACGGACAGCGCAAACCGCCGCCCGTGAGCTCGAACGCCTCGGCGAGATCGAAGTCTGGGCCAGGGCAGGCGACCACCGCCGCAACGGCTACCGCATGATCGCGTTCATGGGTGCAGGAGCTGCACCCATCAAGGGTGCAGGATATGCACCCAAGCACAGCCCCAAGGGTGCAGATACTGCACCCACGTCAGAACCCAAGGGTGCAGGAGCTGCACCCACCAAACCGGACACTTCCCAGGTCAAACCTGTCAAGGGTGCAGATTCTGCACCCATCGAAGAAAACCGACTAGAGAGAAGTACTACAGGTAGATATACAGCTGACGTTAAACCTTCGTCCGAACTCGCCCGCGACGACGCCGAACGACTCTGCGCCCACCTCGCCGACCGCATCGAAGCCAACGGCTCCAAACGCCCCAACCCGGCCACCAAACGATGGCGCGACGCCGCACGACTGCTCCTCGACGCCGACGGCCGCACCGAACAGCAGGTACACGCAGCTATCGACTGGTGCCAGGACAACGAATTCTGGCGATCCAACATCCTCTCGATGCCAAAACTCCGCGAGAAATACGACCAGCTACGGCTCAGAGCACACACGGAACGCAACAGCAGGCGTCCCACGCGCCAGGAACAAACAGACGAGCTATTCGACGACGCACTCATTACCGCAAGAGAACTAGACGCAAAGGAAACAGGAAATGACCCACGAAGAAACGGTGGTCATCACCAGGTACGTCAAAGCGCTCTGCCCCCAGCAGGCGATTGACCGCTACACGCCCATCGCCTGGCACGACCTACTCGGCGAATTCACCGAAACCGAATGCCACGCGGCCATCGCCGCCGTGGCCCGCCGCCAGCCGTTCGTAGCACCCTCGGAGATCATCGCCGAAGTCCGCCTCGCACGCCGGGCCGAACTCGGACGCCAGCGCCAGGCCGAACTCGGCGCTGCACCCGGCGCCATCACGCAGACGGCGCTGGCCGAGCACGACCCGCGCAGGCAACTCAAAGACCCCCGGCCGCTCCGCGAGACCATCCAGGCCATCCGCGCGCGCTTCAGCCGGCCCGAGCTGACGTCATGACCGCCTGCGACAACTGCCGGTGCGGCGGCCACCCCCTCTGCGAATGCGAATGCCACCCGCAACCCGTCGGCGCCGACGCCGACCCCGGCGACCTCTACGGCCCCAGCGGCGAGGATGACTGACATGAGCGAACCCCTCTTCGAGCAGCTCCGCGCCGACCTCGCCCACGCCATCGACACCGAATGGCACCACCTCGGCCACGCCATCACCAGCCACCTCCACCACCCCGCTACCATCGACACCAGCGCCAGCAGCGTCCCGAAGGAGACCCCCGTGGACCTCGCCCAGCTCGAAGCCGACATCCGCAACGACGTCCAGGCCGTCGAGAGCAAAGCCAGCGAGGTCTACGACCACGCCAAAACCGTCCTCGAACAGCACCTCCCCCAGGTCGCCCAGCTCGCGCAGAAAGCCGCCGCCTCGCCGCTGGTCGACGCCGCGCTCAACGCCGTCCACCTGTCCCCGGACCTGCTGACCGCGTTCGCGTCGGCGATCACCAAGGCCGACGCCGAACTCGGCCAGCAGCAGGAAGCCACCGCCGCGGCCACCGCTGCGCAAGCGGCTGAGAGCGATTCTGCGGCCCCGGAGACGCCCGCCGAGCCGGACGCACCGGCTGAGGTCCCGTCGGCTGCGAGCGGCCAGCCCGCCGTCAGCGGCGCCGCAACCTGAGCCAGCAGGCCGTGAGCGATCGCAGGCCATGGCGCTTCCTCGCTGCGGCGGCACCAACCGGCAAGGCGGTCCCTGCGAGCTAGCAGCAGGCCAGGGCACTGATCACGTCGGTCACGGCAACTGCCTGCACCACGGCGGCTCAACTCCGAACGGCATCAAGCACGCTGCCAGCAAACGCGCCGAGTCGCTGATGGCCACCTACGGCCTGCCCCGCGACATCACCCCCGCCGCCGCCCTCCTCGAAGAAGTCCGCTACGCCGCCGGCCACGTCGCCTGGCTCCGCGGCAAAGTCGCCGAACTCGAACCCGACGCGCTCACCTGGGGCGTCGCCGAGATCGCGCACAAGCAGGCAACCGAGTTCGGCGGCACCGACACCACCGAACGCGCCGCCCTCAACACCTGGCTCGAGGCCTACCACCGCGAACGCCGCTACCTCCTCGACGTGTCCAAAGCCGCCCTCGCCGCCGGGGTCGAGGAACGCCTCGTCCAGCTCGCCGAAGCCCAGGGCCTGGCCGTCGTCACCGTCCTGGCCCGCGTGTTCGACCGCCTCCAGCTCACCGACACCCAACGCCAGCTGGCCGCGGTCGCCGTCCCCGAGGAACTGCGGGCACAATCAGCACCGTGACCACGCTCACCTGCTGGGACGCCGCCGCCGCCGAATGGGAGCGCCGCACCGCGCCCCCGGTCGGCCCGGTCGAATGGGCGGCCCGCAACGGCATCCACTGGTGGTCGAAACAACGCGCCATCGCCCGCTCCGTCGAGGTCAACAAACGCACCGTGGTCCGCGCCGGCCACGCCGTCGGCAAGAGCTTCACCGCGGCCGGCCTCGCAGGCTGGTGGGTCGACACCAAATCCGACGCCATGGTTATCACTAGCGCACCCACCTACGACCAGGTCCACGGCATCCTCTGGGAAGAGATCCGCGCGCTCCACGGCCGGCTCCAGCTGCCCGGCAAGGCCCTGGCGACCGACGAGTGGAAGATCGGCGGACGGCAGGTCGCGATCGGCCGCAAACCCCCCGACTCGGCGAAAGGCTCCGACTTCGACCCCGCCACCTTCCAGGGCTACCACCGTGCTGGCGGCGTCCTGGTCATCCTCGACGAAGCGTCCGGCGTCCCGGAGTGGCTGTGGAACGCCGTGGAAACGGTGACCACCACCGACAACTGCCGGATCCTCGCGATCGGCAACCCCGACAATCCCGGCTCGCATTTCGCGAAGGTGTGCACACCTGGTCATCCGGGCTGGGCGCAGCACAAGATCAGCGTGTTCGACTCGCCGAACTTCACCGGGGAGGACGTGCCGCGCGAGGTGTCGGCCGCGCTGGTGACGCCGACCTGGGCGCAGGACCGCGCCGACGAATGGGGCGTGGATGATTACAAGTACATCTCGAAAGTGCTGGCCGAGTTCCCGTCCGACCACCCGCGGCAGGTCGTCAGCGTGGCTGACCTGCTCGCCTGCCAGTTCCCCGACCTGCAACCCGCCTCCGCGCTGCTGCCCGCCGAGCTCGGCGTCGACGTCGGCGGCGGCGGCGACTGGACCGTCATCCGCGAACGCCGCGGCGTGCGGGCCGGCCGGCAGTGGAAGCTGCGGTCCGACAAGCCGGAGGAGATCGCGCCGCTGGTGCTGCGCGCGATCCTTGAAACCGGCGCCACGTCGGTGAAAGTCGACAGCATCGGCGTCGGCTTCGGGGTGATCGGGGAGCTGCGGAACATGGGCCGCCGCGGCGACCACCACGCCGCCGTGCACGGCGTCGGGTTCGGCGAGGCCGCCACCGACCCCGCTAAGTACGTCAACCTCAGGGCGCAGGTGTGGTGGGAGATCGGCCGCATGGGCAGCCAGCGGCGCGAATGGGACCTGTCGGCGATGGAGGGCCAGGAGACGACGTGCGCGCAGCTGCTGTGGCCGCGGTACCTCGAGGACATCAAGGGCCGGATCCAGATCGAAAAAAAGGAAGAGATCCGGGAGCGTGTGGATGGCTCGCCGGATGAGGCGGAGGCGCTGCTGTACGCGTACGTGGTGCCGCACGACCCGATGGGCAGCTACTACGAGGCGCTGACCACCGGCAGGCTCGCCCGGTAACCCGCGGAGCCTTCTGGCGCGTCGTACGCTTGAAAGGCGAAGGGGGCGACGGATCCGTGCGGGTCTACGTGAACAGCCGCGGCCGGGCCGGTATCGGCTGCGGCTGCCTGCCCGTGCTGATCGCCCTCGGTCTGGCCGTCGCCGTGGCCGGGGTGGTGCTGGGCCCCCTGGGCTCGCGGATGAACGGCCGCGACGCGTGGTGGATCACCACGCTGGCCGTGCTGGGGCCGCTGGTCGTGTGGTGGATCGTTGTCGAGATCCGCAACGCCAGGCGTTGAGGGATCCTCTAAACGCGCAGGTCGCCTGTGGCGTCTGGCATCCTGTGAGTTGTATGGTTCGCACAACCACGGGAGGTCGCAGTGGGTCACTGGACGATGCACATCGAGGGCGGCGGACTGCACGACAACGGCCGCGACGACGACGCCGACGCCATGCTCCGCGTCTTCGCGGGCAATCTCGCTGACGCCGGTCACCAGGTTCACTTGGCGACGATCACGGCCGGCCACACGAAGGAACTGCTGAACTCGGACGACACCACGCCACTGGACGCACATGTGGGCACGTCGTCGCCGCGCCCGCTGAAGTACCGGGACCGGACTCACTGACGATGGCCAGCAGCAACGGCGTCTCACCCCACAAGATCGACCGGGCGCTCCGCGAGCACCAGGCCGGCAACGAAGCGTCGTTCGCGAAGCTCCTCGGCCAGTCGGTAGCGGTCGAGCTGGCGGCCATGCTCGGCCAGCTGCTGCCCGCGATGCCGTGGCAGCCGGAGTGTTTCTTCTGCGTTCAGGCGGCGAAGACGATGGTGCGCGGCTACCAGGTGGCCGTGGCGGTCGCTGAGAAAGCCGGTGAGCCGCTGCCCGGCCAGCCTGCGCCGCCGCAGGTGGCCAAGGGCATCACGTGGGTGCCGGTGACGCAGCTGGTGCAGACTCCGGCCGGCCCGGTGCCGGGCACGGCGAGCGTGCCTGCGTGCTGGGATCATGTGCAGGTGGCTGGTGAGGCGCCGCGGCCGACGGGGCTGGTGGCGGCTGACGGCCGGCCGATCGTCCGCGGCGGGGGTCAGTGATGCGGCTACCGCGACTGCTCGGCGCGCTGGCACTGGCCCGCAAGCGCAGGAAAGTCGCCCGCGAGATCCGCGCTGGCCGGATCAGCATCAACGAGGGACGCGGGCAGCTGGGCCTGCCGCCGTATCAGCTCGGGACCGGCAGTGGCCAGTCGGTCAGCGCGCCGTAACCGCAACCGCGCCCAGCTCGCGGTCAAAGCACGCCGCCCCCCCGCCAATCCCGGCGGCATCACCCTCACCGGCGACCAGCTCGCCGGAGTCCTCGCCGCCCAGCAGCGCGCAGGCCAGCTCGCCCAGCCGCTGCCCCGCCCGCCGTCCTGGTCGGCCGACGCGTTGCCCCCCCGGCAGCCCCCTCGTCCCCGCCCCCATCAACCGCAGGCGGGCCGACACCGGCCGCGCCGAACCCCGCCTCTTCGAACTCCCCATCAGCTCGAACATCAACATCGGCACCGCGCCCTACGTGCCGTGGCGGGTGCTGTCCGAGGCGGCGGACATGCCGCTGTTCCGCAAATGCATCGAACGGCGCAAAGGCGTGTGCGACCTCGACTTCACCATCGTCGTCGACCCCAAAGCCGTCGCCCGCGAAGCCGCCGCCGCCGGCCAGCACGAAAAGGACGTCGAGTCGGCGATGCGGGACAAGTACGCCGCCGACATCGTCCGCGTGTCCGACTGGCTCACCACACCTGACCAGCAGAACGACCAGGACTGGCCAGCCTGGGGCAAGGCGCTGATGGAAAACCGGCTCGTCTACGACGCCGTCGCCGTCTACCCGCAACTGAGCATGGGCGGCGACCTGCTCGCCCTGCGGATTCTGGATGGCAGCACGATCAAGCCGCTGCTCGACGAGTACGGCGCACGGCCCGCCCCGCCGTTCCCGATGGCGCAGCAGATCCTGTACGGCTTCCCCCGCGGCGAGTTCACCGCCACCGTCGTCGAAGACGACAACGGCCGCAAGCACGTCCCGGGCTGGCCGTCGGATGAGCTGCTGTACGAGCGCACCGTGTACCGGCCGAAAACGCCGTACGGCATGTCGGCCACCGAGATCGCGCTGCTCGACGGCATCGTGTGGATGCGGCGCATGGGCTGGATGCTGGCCGAGTACACCGAGGGCGTGATGCCCGGCGCTCATGTCAAGGTCAGCGCCGAGGTCGCCTGGGACGTGCCGCAGTGGGAAGCGTGGCAGCGGGCACTGAATGATCATCTGGGCGGCAACACGGCCGAGCGGATGAAGTTCGCCCTGTTCCCGCCGGGCACCGAGCCCGTGGTCTCACCCACGATCCCCGAGCAGTACAAGCCCGACTACGACATGTTCCTGGTCAAATTGGTGGCCGGGGACTTCGGCCTCACCGCCACCGAACTCGGCTTCCCCGAGGTCGGCAGCCTGGGCGCGTCGTTCCACGAGGGCGAGGAAGACGTCCTGAACCGGGTGACCAGGATCCCGGACGCGCAGTGGATCTCCCGGCTGGCGACCAAACTGGCCCGCCGTCACCTGGCCATGGCCCCGCAGTTGATGGTGAAGATCCTCGGCCTCGAATCGGAGGACGAGGCGGCCGCGGACGCTGTGGCGCAGAACCAGGTCCAGTCGGGGCGGATGACGTTGAACGAGGACCGTGCCCGCCGCGGCGAGCCCGCGTACGACTTTCCCGAGGCCGACATGGCGATGGTGTCCGGTCAGCGTGGCGTGGTGTACCTGGAAGGCTCGTCGGACCTGGCGCCGCCGGGGACGCTGATCCAGCCGGCCGCGGTGAAGCCGGGTGATCCGGGGGATTCGGCGTCGCAGAACGGCGAGCCGGGGCAGGCTGGCCAGCCGGACGGGACGGACGACGGGACACCGCAAGGCAAAGCTCCGGCAAAACCCGCAGGCCAGGACGGCAAAACGCCGGACAAGAAGCGGGACACAGCGAAGGCCAGACTCCGGCTCACCGAGTCTGAGCTCGCGGTGGTGGAGGCCATGCGCGCCGGCCGCGTGTCCAAGGACGCCGACGACCCAAAAGCGCACGCCAGGCGTGGCCTGGCTGGAGCCGGGACCTGCAGCTGGTGAACATCTACGCGCAGAAGATCCGCGACGCGCTGGCCGCCGCGTTCGACCCCGCCGCCCTCGCCGCCGCGTGGGCCGCGCTCCACCCCCGCCGCGGCCAGCGGCAGATCCTGCGCCAGTTCACCGCCCGCGCCCGCCACGCCATCGAAACCGCGCTCGAACGCGTGCTGCGCCAACTGTGGCCGGAAGGGTGGGTGCTCGGCCAGCAGTCCGCCCGCGCGCTGACCGCCGCGCTCGGCGAGGTCGACTGGGCCGGGTGGACACCGGGCGATGCTGAGGCGGCCGAGCAGATCGCGGGCCCCGGTTTGCGGGAGCTGCTCGCCGAGTCCGGGGTGATCATCCGGTCGATCGCGCAGACCCGGCTGGAGGAGCTGTCGGCGGTGCTCGAACAGCATCTTGCGTCCGATGAGGTGGTCCGGGAGATGGATCAGCCGAAGCCTCCCGTGCTGTCGGTGCAGTCCCTCGCGGACCAGCTGCGGGCGGTGCTGGACAACCCGGCCAGGGCGGAGCTGGTGGCGCAGGCGGAGATCGCGCGGGCGCAGTCGGCGGCGGCGATGCGTGCCTACGCCGAGGACGGCATCGCGGAGGGCGAGTGGTCGACGGCGGAGGATGCGAAGGTGTGCCCGCGGTGCGATCTGGCCGAGGCGGCCGGGCCCGTGCCGCTGGGAGCGTCGTTCCCGGGCGTGGAGGTGGCTGCGCCGCCGGGGCATCCGCGGTGCCGGTGCGCGCTGATCCCCGTGGTGGTCAGGAGGGCGGCGTGAACCGGTCGGCGCGGTCGCTCGCCATCCTCGCCGCGGGTGCTGTGGCCGTCGGCGGGGTCGTCTGCCTGGTGCGCTGGTGGGATTCGTACTGGGCCCAGTACGTGGCGCAGAATATGCTGCCGCCGTCGGTGTGGACACTGGTCGGCATCGTGATCGCGCACGTCAGGTTGCATGCCAAGCTCGACGAGCATCATGAGGACATGAAAGCGCACGTCAGCGGCGTGGCCGGAGGACGGATGTGAAGGCCGCCGAGAAGCCGCAGCCGCCCGAGAGGATGTGCCCGGCCTGCGGGTCGACGGTCCCGGCCCCGGATGACGTGCTGGCCGAGCACGACAGCGGCGGCGCGCTGCAGATACGGTGTCCGGCTTCGGGCTGGAAGATCAAGGGAGAGCACAAGTGAAAGCCACCGAGACACGGCCCGACGGCACGGTCACCACGATCGAGACCAGCGACGGCGCGGCCAAAGCGACGTGGGACGGGGAGACGATCTCGGTTGGCCCGCTGGCCAAGGCCCGCCCCGAGCAGCGGTACACGCTGAACGTGATCTACCCGGCCAACAAGGCCGACGTGGTCCGCGCCATGGACAAGCACCGCGACTTCGCCACCCCCGAAGTCGTCGAGAAAGCCGCATGGGACTACATGCGCAACCACCGCGCGGTCGGCTTGTGTCACACCCCCGAGCAGGCCGCCAGCGTGGGCGCCGAGTTGCTGCAGGACGGCGCGGCTGACCTGGTCGAGTCCTACATCTACCGGGGCCCGGACTGGCAGGTGTCCGATGACCTGATGGTCAAGGCGGGGGACTGGCTCGGCGGGTTCGTGTGGTCGCCGCCTGTGTGGGACCTGATCAAGGCGACGAAGCTGGGCGGCACGTCCGTCGAGGGCGGCGCGAAGCGGCGCAAGCCGTCTAAGGAAGCGATTGCGGGACTGAGATCGTGAGCGCCGATCCGGACCGCGCATGCCCGCACGAGAACTTCGCCGCCAATGTCGAGGTCAACCGGCTGACGGACAGCGAGCAACCCGGCGCGGCGGTAACCGGATACGCGGCCAACATCACCGTGTGGTGCGCTGATTGCGAGGAGCGGTTCCGGTGGATCGGCGTCCAGGCCGGGCTTATGCCGGGCCGGCCGATGTGCTCCGTCGACGAGACCGAACTGCGCGCCCCGCTCCGGCCGGCGTCGGCCGATCCGGACTTTGGCCTGGGCATCCCGGGCTTCGCAGTGACCTACCGAAAGGGCTGAGCCATGGGTGACACCGCGGTCGAGGACGACGAGCTGACCGAGTTCGAGCTGATCGAGGTCGAGAGCATCAAGGCTGTGCCGATGGGCGCGAACGGCTTCCCGCACCTGATCATGAAAGGCATCGCCGAGACCGGCCCGGACACCGGCGCCGAGCCTTCCGCCAGGGACCTGGCCGTCAAGGCCGTTGTCAACGGCCAGATCGACGAGGGCCCCGACGTCGCCCTCGGCCAGCAGGTCATGCACCTCCTCGGCCAGGCCATCATCAACGAGGCGCAGGAAGTGTCGGCGGGGGCGTACGGCGAGACGGGTGACGTCGCGTTGCTGACCCGGGCCGCTGACATGGTCGCCCGCTGGTGCGCGGGCGAGCAGGGCGGCTGCGGCTGCTGCGGCGAGTGCACCGGCCCGGGCTGCGGGTGCTGCTGGGAATGCTCTGGCACGGTCATGCACTCGGCGTGGGCCTATGAGGCGGACGAGGTTGCGAAGGCGCCGCGCGAGTTCACTGCGGCTGAGCGGAAGAAGCACGCCAAGGCGGGTAACGCCCTGCCGGACGGGTCGTATCCGATCCCGGACAAGGACGCGTTGCGGCGGGCGGCGATCCTGGCCCGGTCCAAGCACGGGAACTGGCAGGCGGCCGAGCGGCTGATCGCCCGGCGGGCGAAGGAACTCGGCGTGCCCAACCCGCTGACCGAAGCCGGCGACGGCAAGAGCGACAGCAAGAAGAGCACGGTTGCGGAACAGGAGACCGGTGTGGATACTGAGGGCCAGGACGACGGCATCACCAAGGCCGTCGCCGACGCTGTAGCAAAGGCCACTGCATCCTCAGAGGACCGCTTCAAGCAGGTCGAGGAACTGGCGGCAAAGGCTGAGCGGCGAGTCGGCCAGCTCGAAGAGCTGATCAAGTCGACACCCAGACCAGGCGGACCTGTCCTGTCCGCGGCCGCACGCCCCCAGGGTGCCTCGGCCGGCGCGGACGACTTTGCCGCCAAAGCAGCGCTCTACCGGGCCAAGGCCGACGCGGCCACCACCCCGGCGGACCGCGAAGGTTACCGCCAGCTCGCCCGCGAGTGCGACGCCAAAGCCGCCAAGATCACGGCCTGAACCCGTCGCCCGGGCGCGCCCGAAATCCCCTCTGGAGTGACCCGGCGATGCCCACCAGGCAAGACTTGTTCGGCGGTTCCCGTACCGGCGTGACCTGGGATCCCGCGTACCGCACCAACACCGAGCTGACCGCCGCGTTCGAGGACTACCTCAACGGCCCCGACGGCGTGGCCAAGGCCATCGCCCGCCACGAGGAAGGCCGCGACTACTTCCCCGGCCAGGGCAAGATCATGAAGGGTGTCCGGCCGCCGAAGGACTTCGACGACCTGCGGCAGGCCAACCTGGCCGCCTTGGAGCAGCTGACCAAGAGCGTCGGCGCCGAGCAGCTCGCTGCCATGTCGGCGCAGCTGGAGACGATGCGCGAGTCGCTGGCCAAGGACTGGGATTCCTCGTTCCCGGAGACCGGGACGTTCACCATCCCCAACCAGCTCGCCCCGATCGACATGGAAGCCCCGGCCAAGCTGCTGGTGCCCCGGGAGACGCCGCTGGTCAACTCGATGCCGCGGGAGAACGACGGCATCGGCTCGGCCACGAATTACAAGCGGATCCTCGGCTGGTCCAACTCGGGTGTGGGCGGCGTGCCGGACCTGATGCCGTTCATGGCGTCAGAGTTCCCGTCCAGCCAGTCCACGTCGAACCTGCCGCAGTTCGGCGGCTACTCGAACACCACTGGCGGTGTCGCGTCGGGCGGCCTGGGCTTGCGCCGCGGCCAGAAGATCACCTACAAGGCCGACCAGGGCCAGGTCACCTACGTCGAGCTGTCCCTGTCCGACGTCGTGTCAACCAAGGCGTACTACATCGGCCAGGGCTACCAGGACGTCCGCCAGCTGTCGGCCACGGCGTTGCTGTGGGCGCACAAGGGCGGCGAAGAGCGCGCCATGCTGTACGGCCGCGGCGTCACCTCGATCGGCTACACCGGGCCGATCTCCGCGCCGACGTTCAGCGGCGCGGGAAACGTGGTCTCGGCCAGCACCGGGGGTTCGATCCCGGCGGGCACCTACTCGGTGATGCTGACCGCGATCGGCGGCGGCGGCGAGTCCGCGCCGTCCGCGGTGGTCACCTCCGGCACCGCGATCACCGCCACCGGCACGGTCACGATCACGTTCCCGCAGATCCCGTCCGGCGGCCTGGGCTGGAACATCTGGATGCTCAACGCCTCGTCGGGGAACTTCTTCTTCCAGGCCAGCGTGCCCAACGGCAACGCCACGTTCGTCCTGACCGCCTATAACAACACCGGGCCGACCACGGCCAGCACGTCGATCGTTGACACCACGGCCAACCCGAACGGCTACGACGGGCTGCTGACCGTGCTGCTCAACCCGTCGCTGTCCGGGTACGTCGCCTCCTACGTGTCGTCCGGGGCGACGTCGCAGAACTCGGTCGGCGGCGGCGTGTCCGGGTCAACGGCGTGCGGCGACCAGCCGTGGCAGACCGCGTTCGCGGCCTTGTTCGGCGCGTCGACCCAGCCGGGGAACTACGGCATGAACTCCGGCGCCCCGTCGTGGCCGTGGACCGGCGGCACCGCCTACGGGCAGAAGCTGCTGGCCCGCCCGCAGGTCGTTTACGTGGACGGCACGGTCCGCGCGGCGATGGGCGCGTTCGTGCGCCGCACCGGCGGGTCGGCGTCGGCGTACCGGATCATGCTGCAGGAGGACGTGACCGGCGGCATGCAGGTCGGCGCGATCGTCAACGGCATCGCCAACCAGACCACGGGTGACATGGTCGATTTCGACGTGCACCCGTATATGCCGGTCGGCAACAGCGTGATCTGGACGAAGACGCTGCCGTTCCCCGACTCGGAGATCACCAGCACGATCGTGGCCAAGAACGTGCAGGACTACCTGTACCAGATGTGGCCGCAGATCCAGTTCACCTACGACGCGTCGACCTATCAGCTCGGCAGCCTGATCTTCTACGCCCCGGCGTGGTCGGGTGCGATCACCGGGTTGCTGGCATGACGCGGGTGCGGTGTTACAGCGCGGTCGTCCCGGTCAAGACGACGAAGGCCAGCGGCCAGACGGTCCTGACCGAGGCCGGGGTGGCCGTGCAGGGCAGCGGCGGTGCCGAGACGAAGACGGTGACCTGATGCCGCGGGTGATCATGGCGGAGGGCTGCCGGGAGATCGACGCCGGCGGCCGCCGCCACTACGCCCGCGGCGGCGCGAGGGGCTATGAGCAGGGCGGGTCGTTTGACATGGACGACCGGGCCGCCGCGCTGGCGGTGAAGGCTGGCGGGGCTATCGCGTCGGTCGGCGGCCCGGTCCGCGCCAGGGGCTGGGTGTGCCCGGGGTGCGGGTTCCGGGCGTTTATCCGCCGGTGCGGACGTTGCGGCGGCGATTGCGAGCGTGAATGAATGCGCGCCGTCGTAATCATGCCCGCGCCGGCTTTGTACCCGGGCGAGGCGCCTGTGCCTGTCCATGAGGCTGGCGTGGCGGTCCCGGGCCCGGGGGTGCGTCCCGACCCCGGGGCGCCGGATCCCGCGCCTGCACTCGTGGCCGAGGCGGGCAAGAACGGGTGCACCGGGCGCCGTGCCGACGGCGGCCTGTGCAACGGCAATGCCGGGCCGGACGGCCGGTGCGCCCGCCACAAGGACACCTGACCGTGTGCCAGAAGGCCGCGGCCAGCTCGGCGAAGGCCAGCAAGAACCGCAAGCGGGCCAAGGCCAGGGCGCGCAAAGCGTCGAAAGCCGGCCGGGGTCACGTCTGCCACGGCAAGAAGAAGTAGGGAGGTGACCGCTGGTGACGATCCCCGTGCTGACCCCGCCGACGCAGGCTGAGCTGGCGGTCCCCTACCTCACCCCGGCCGGGTTCACTGCTTATCCGACGTGGCTGGACCTGGACAACCTGATCCCCGGCGGTGTCGCCGCGCTCCAGGAGGACGAACTGGCCGAGGCGCTGCTCTCGGCCAGCAGTTGGGCGATCGGCGTGGTCGACAACATGCCTTTGCACGGCCACTGGGTGCAGAACGAGAACTTGCGCACCCGCGCCGGTGGCGGCGGCCGGGTGTTCTTGCAGCCGCGGCATGTGCCGGTGCGGGCGATCACCGCGCTGTCGTGGGGCGGCGACCCGTCGTGCATGCAGGCTGACAGCCTGCCGGATCCGTCGATGTGGGTGGAGGACGGCCGGGAGGTGTCGTTCCGGCCGGGTGGCGGGTTCGTCCAGTTCTCTGGCCCGGCTTTGCAGTTCGGCCCGGCGTTGCGTCCGCAGCTGCCGGTGTATGTGACCTGGTCGTATGTGGCCGGGTTCCCGAACGCGGTCCTGTCGGCCGTGTGCGAGTCCGGCGCGGAATCGGTGACCGTGAGCGATCCGACGAGCGTGCTCCCGGGTGACGTGCTGCGCATCTACGACGCCGGGGACACCTCGGCGACGGTGGGCGCGTCCGAGGCGCTGACCGTGGCCAGCGACTATGTCCCGGCGCTGCCGACAATCCCGCCCGTCGCGACCGCCATCCCCCTGGCCGGGACCACCCAGTACGCGCACGACACCGGCATTGGCATCACGGGCTTCCCCCGGAGGGCACTCCAAGCGGTGATCGCGTACACCGTGGCGCTGCTCATGCGTGATGACACCAGCGCGGAGCGGCCGGCCACCGGGTTCGGCCCGGCCGCCGAAGGCCACGCCGGGGGTGAGCCGCGCACCCAGCCTGGCGCCCTGGTCGCCGAGGCCGCCGCGTGGCTGTACCCGTACGCGCCGGTGATGCGGTCATGACCGCCGCGTTCAACCCCGGCGGGGTGATGAAGCGCCTCCGGCCGAAGAAGAAGCCGAAGGTCAACCCGGGCGGCGTGATGAAGAAGCCCCGGCCGGCCAGGAAGAAGGCGGCGAAGCCGAAGCCCGCGCCGAAGGTGAACCCGGGCGGCCCGATGAAGCGCGCGCCGAAGCCGAAGACGGTCAAGCCCAGGGTGGTGACCGCGTGAGCGCGGGGGACCGGCAGCTAGTACGTGAGGCTGTAGCCAGCTATTTCGGCGGCTCACTGGTGACGGCCGACAGCGGGATCGCTTACCAGGGCGGCCCGCTCGTCTCGGCCGGGCTCGGAACCGCCTACCCGTACCAGGTCAAGGGCATCCCGGACGAGTACTACACCGCAGGCATGGCCGCGGGCGCCGGCTGGGGCACTGTCATGGGCATCCGGATGACTCGCGACACGACTCGTGAGGCCATGGGCGGCCCTACCTCCGGGTGGCGCAAGCGTGTCTACACCGTGACCTGCGAGCTTGTCGTCATCTCGTATGAGCAGCACGTTGAGATTGCGGGCGCTGGCCTCGACGACCTGCTCGACGGCATGTATGCCCTGATCTTCGCTGACCGGACGCTCGGTACGACGAGTCCGGCGTACTCGGCGCAGGGCGGACGGCTGATCATGCAAGCCGGTGAAGGGCCGTACGGGATCAAGGACGACACGCAGGGCTGGTGGCCGGCCGATAGCCAGGGGCGCGGCAAGTACATCGGCCAGGCGACTCTCTCGTTCCAGGCGCTCACGATGGTCGCGGCATGAGGGGGCCGGGAGCGAGATGAACCTACTGATCCGGCGCCCCGCGCTTGATCTTCTACGGACCGACCGCAATGGAGCCCGCTCCCGGCGCGGCAAGCCTACAGCAGGAGGCCTGAATGGCGAAGTACGTGTACGAGGGACCGGGCCCGCACGACGACAGGCAGGGCGGCCTGGTCCGCCCGGGCGACGTCGCCGAATTCGACGCCGAGCCCGACTGGGGCCCGTGGCGCCTCCTCGACGAACCGCCGGACGGCGCTGAGAAGCCTCCTGCCGCCCCGGCCACACCGCCGCCCGCGCCAGCGTCCGCCAGCCCGGCACCGGCCAGCACGCCGCCGCCCGCACCCAAGGGAGAGTGACCCGTGGTCGCGCTGTACCCGGTCCAGGAACGCGAACTGTACGTCGTCGAAGAGGCAGTGCCCGGCACCGTGCCCGCGTCGGCGCCCGGCGTCGCCGTCCCGTTCACGTCGCTGAAGCCGTCGAACAAGCCCACGTGGCTCGACGACGACTCGTTCCAAGGCAGCATGGGCGACACCTACGGCGTCTACCAGGGACCGCTGATCGGCGCGTTCGACATCGGCGGCAACGTCTTCGGCGACACCCTCCCCTACTTCCTGCTCAACATCCTCGGCGACTACACCGCCACCGGCACCACCGCGAGCCCGACCGCCACCACCTCGGCCTCCATCGCGGCCGGGGCGACCGCGATCCCCGTCGCCTCCGGCGGCACGTCGTTCACCTCCGGCATGTGGATCGAGCTGGTCGACACCGGCACCCCGCCCGCCCCCGAGATCGTCGAAGTCGGAACCGGGTCGACAGGCACGTCGATCGTGCTCAACGCGGCCACCCCGACCCGGTTCGCGCACGCCACCGCGATGACGGTGAACAACACCACCGCCCCCTACGTGCACGCCTTCTCCCTCCTCAACGGCCTCACCGGCGCCCCCTACGCCGGGCAGGCCGCGCAGCCGAAAACGCTGTGCATCACCGACCGGACCGGCATCCCCGCCACCGGCCTCGCCGACCAGTACGCCTACAGCTGCCTGTCCGAGCTCACCATCACCGGCAACGCCGAAAAGCTGCTGGTGTGGTCGGGGAAGGCGGTGTGCTACTCGCGGCAGATCCCCGGCACCCCTGTGGGCACCCCCAACGTCTCCAGCGTGCAGACCTACCCGTCATGGCGGTCGACCACCGGCATCGGCGGCCCGGTCAGCACCAACCAGGTGAAGAACGTGGCCGAGTGGGCGGTCACCATCACCCGCGCGGTCAAGGCGATCAATACCAATGCCGGTGCGCAGACCCCGTTCGTCATCGGCCGCGGCAAGGCCGGTGTCACGGGCAAGAACACGTTCTCCCCGTCGATCGACGACACCGCGCTGACCAACCTGCTCGGCAACGTGCAGCCGCAGATCCAGTACATCGCGGGCAACGGCCTGACCGGGACGAACCTGATCCAGGTGCAGATCGACGTCGGCGTGGGCGCCTACCTGACCTCCGACATCAACGACTCCAGCGAGCTGTTCGGGTACGACACGACGTTCAAGGCGCCGCACACCGCGGCCAGCTTCACCGGCCCGCAGGGCGGCGTGCTGTACGGCGCGTCCGGCGGCAAGTCCTGCATCAAGATCGCGGTCACCAACGCAGTCCCGTCCTACTGAGGAGACCCCTTATGCGTCATGACCTGGAATCCGGGGCGTGGGTCGAGATGCCCCCGCTGCAAGACCTGAAAGGCAAGGACCGGGACCGGTTCGAGCTCGCGATCCGCCACCAGCTGCCCGTCACCGAGGACGGCGAGTTCAACGCGATCCGGGGCGCGGCCGAGCGGCTGAACATCCGCGATGTGCGCCGCAACGCCGCCCTCGCCTGCTTCGTCACCGCCTGGTCGTTCGAGGCCGCTGACGGCACGCCGCTGCCAGTGCCCGGCCTCGACGACCTCGGCAAGATCGCCCGCCCCGAGGTGATCGGCGACTACCCGCTCGCCGACGAGGACCAGCTCGAGGAACTCCTGGCCCCCTACCTGGCCAAGCTGCGCAGGCCGGACCCAAAAGAGACGACTTCATCCAGCTCGAACGGGCGGTCAAAGGCCAGGGCCGGCTCCCTGAAGGGCTGAGCGCCGCGGACTGGGAGGACATCCAGGTCATGCTCCGGTTCCCCACGCTCACACCGGACGTGAGGAAGGAACTCCCGGCCGGGGTGGCGATCTGGCTGCTGCCCGCCGCGCTGGCCTACGACCACGCACGACGCTAGGAAGGAGGAAGCCGGTGGCGCTGACTGTGGCCCAGCTGCCCGGCTACCTCCGCAAGATCGCTGACGAGCTGAGGGAACGCGCGCCGATCGAGGCGGCCCGGGCCATGGGCAACGCCTACATTCCCGTCGTCGTGAACTCGATGCGCGGCCCGGCGCCGTCACCGCCGGGCACGCCCCCGGCCCGCCGGTCGGGGACGCTGGCCCGGTCGATCCGCCGCGGCCCCGGCCACTCGACGGGCCCCTACTCGTACACGGTGTTCGTCGCCCCGCACACGGTGTACGCCAGGATTCAGCAGCTCGGCGGGCACATCCGGCCCAAGCACACCACCGCGGGCGGCCGGCTGGGCTACCTGCGGTGGGAAGACAAAGGCGGCGTCCACTACAGCCAGCATGTCTACCTGCCGAAACGTCCGTACATGGTGATGTCGGAACAGGCGCGGACCGCATGCCACGACGCCGCGGCCGCCGCAGCGGCCAGCTTGTTCAAGGCCGCGGAGTGATGCCCGGTGGCTGACGAGCTGGAGCCGGTCAAGCAATCCTTCGAAGCTGACCTCGCTGACTACATCGAGCCGATCAGCGCGGCCGGGGACGACACCGAGGAATTCGCCGCCACCGTCGAAGGGGCCAAGGAAGCGCTGTCCGGGTTCCGCGACGACGCCGCTGAGGCGGGGGCCGGGCTCGGCGACCTGGCCGCCAGCGAAGACGACGCCACCGTCTCCACCGAGGCGCTGGCCGAGTCGGTGGGCTCGCTGCGCGACAAGGTGTACGAGATGTACCCCGGCATCGACGAGGCCACCGCCGCGCTGCTCGCCGAAGCGTCGGCGGCCGAGGCGGCCGGGGTGGCGAACGACGAGTACGCCGCGTCGGCCGCCGCCGCGAACCGTGAAGCCGGCGGCTTGCACGACACGCTCGGGCAGTTGCGGAACCTGCTCGGCGACGCCGAGCTCGGCGAGTCCCTTGTCGTGGCCCGGACGGGGATGAACCAGTTCGCGATCGACGCGGAGAACGACGCGGATCGGGTGGCGAGCAGGCTTTCCCGGGTCCGGACCAGCGCGGGCCTGCTCGACGACGCGATGGAGAAGACAGCGCGGACCAGCGCTGATTTCTGGGAGGCCGTCAATGCGCTGAACCCGGCGCTGGCCGGCAGCGAGGACATCGCGGCCGGGGCGCGGACGGCGCTGCTCGGCATGGGCGCCTCGGAGATGGAGGCCGCGGCCGGGGCGGCGGCTCTGGCCAAGGCGCAGCGGGATGTGGACGAGGCGCTGAATGCCGCGGGCGGCGGGGGTGGCCTGCTGTCGGGCTTGTTCCAGTTTTTCGCCGGCGGCGGTGAGGGCGGCGCGTCGATCGCCGGGCTGCTCGGCAACGTCGCGTCCCTGGGCGCCGGGATGCTGGTCGCGGCCCCGGCGATCGGCGCCGTGGTGGTAGAGCTGGGTGCCCTGGTCGGCGGCCTGGTGGCGGCCGGGGCGGGGATCGGCGCGTTCGCCGTCCTGGCGTTCCCCACGTTCAGCAAGCTGGCGTCCAGCTACAAGAGCATCGCGACCGCGCAGGCGGCCTACAACGCCGCCGTCGCTTTGGAGGCCCGGGACCCGACCAAGTCCAACCTGACGGCTGAGGCCACCGCCCTGGCGAAGCTCAAAGACGCCTACGCCGCCGTCCCCGCCTACATCCGCCCGGCGCTGCACGACATCGAGGAGATCAAGGCCGAGTACCTGTCGATGGCGAAGGCGTTCGCGCCGGACGCGTTCAAGGTGCTGGACAAGGGCCTGGGGGCGGCGAAGGAGATTCTGCCGGAGCTGGAGCCTTTGGCGAAGTCGACGGCGGGCGCGCTGTCCACGATCCTGGGTGATCTTGATAAGGCGCTGGCGCCGGGTAAGGAGTCGGCGTGGGAGCGGATCGGTAACAAGATCGGCCCGGGGAAGATCACGGTGCCGGGCGGGTTCCAGCAGTTCACCGAGTTCCTGTCCAAGATCAGTCCCGGGGTGATCGAGGCGGTGGCGCTCGGGCTGGGCCGCCTGGGGTCGGCATTCTCAAAAGACATGGAATCGTTCTCGAAAAAGGATTACATCAACGCGGTGAATATCGCGTTCGACATTCTTATCGGCACACTGAACCGGGTCACGTATTTCGCGCATAACGTCATGAACATGTGGGACGACCTGTCGGCGGCGTTCAAGAATACGAAGAACTGGCTGGATGACGCGAATACCGATTTCTCGAATCTGCGGACGTTCGTGTCGCTGATGGTCGCTGACCTGGTCGGCATCGTGATCGGCGACTGGAACAAGCTGTACCGGGAGACCCGGCAGTGGTGGACGACGATCGGCCACGCGGTGGAGAACGGGACGGACGCCGCGCGGGAGACCGTGATCCGGGTAGGCCACGACATCGAATCGGACTGGGATCATTCCTGGTCGGCGGTGGTGAACTTCGCGCGCGGCGTGCCAGGCAAGATCAAGGGCGCGCTGGGGAACCTGGACGGCCTGCTGATCCATGCGGGCGAGTCGGTGATGGGCGGGTTCCTGCACGGAATCGAGTCCGGGTTCGACGACGTCAAGAACTTCGTGTCCGGCATCGGCGGGTGGATCGCCTCGCACAAGGGGCCGGTCGAGGCGGACGCGGTGCTGCTCCGCCCCCACGGCTACGCGATCATGCAAGGCCTGGTGCAGGGGATGCGGGACGGCATGCCGGAGCTGCGGGCGTTCCTCGGGCTGACCTCGTCGGCGATCACCGGGCTCGGCGGCGGCCCGGGCGGCGCGGGCCTCGGCGGCCGGGCGAATGTGACGGTGCCTTTGAGCCTGGTGTTCGGCGCGGGCACGGGCGGCCTGGCGAACGATCCGCGGCTGCTGCAAATGGTTCAGCAGGCGGTGCAGGAGGCGACGTTGCGGTACGGCAAGTTGAATCAGTCCAGCGGCCTGATCCTGCCCGGGCATTAGGGAGAAGCGGATGAGCAGCACGGTGTGGACGTTCGGGCCGGGTGGCGAGTTCACCGCCACCTGGGACGGGTCGCTGACGGTCACGGTCACCTTGACGGCCGGCGGGGCGTTCCTGGGGTCGTTCGCCCCGGTCACCACCTACCAGGCGGCGCTGGCGGCGGTGGCCGGGTTCCTGCCGCCCGCGGCGGCACCGGCGCTGGCCCTGGTGGCCAGCACGGGCCCCGGCGGGTTCGCGTTGCAGAACGGGACGCCGAACATCCTGACGTGGACGCCGCCGGCTGACGGGCAGCTGCACCAGTTCCAGCTCTTCGGCGAGCTGATCGTCGCCTCGACGGCGACCGGCGGCGCGCTGTCGGTCGCCTTCACCGACCCGGGCGGCGCGGGGCGTACCCCGTCGGTGCTGGCGGGCAGTCAGGGGGCCGGGTTTCATGCGCTGACCGCGCAGCAGCTGACGTGTGAGGCGGGGCAGCAGGTGGCTTTGACGCAGTCGTCGGCGCTGACCGGCGGGGCGGCGACGCTGTGGGCGACGCTGTGGGCCGCGTGACATGACCGTCCAGCCGTTCACGCCCGTCCCGGCGGGCCGGGCCTACGGCAAAGTCAACCCGGCCGCCGACATGAACCAGACGTCGTTCGAGCTGCTCGCGCTCGGCGGCAGCTGCAATGTCATGAACACGACCTATTCCGGCGGCGCCGACGCGACCGGTGCCAGCGACTCCGCGGCGGCGTTCAATGCCGCGGTCACCGCCTTGTCCGGCGGACCAGGCTACATCGACGTGCCCGCCGGGACATACAAGCTGGGTAGCACGGTCGGCCCGCTGACCACCGGCCAGTGGATCCGCTGCGCACCGGGCGTGCAATTCAGTTTCACCGGGACCGGGGACTGCTTCCGCTGGGTCGACACCAGCACCTACACCGCGCGCACGCTCACCGGCGGCGGCCTGCTCGGCCGGCCGGTCATCGACGGCACCAGCGCAGGCGCCGGGTCGACAGGCCTGCACTTCGGCGACATCCTCGGATTCCAGTTCGA